GGCTTTGTCTAAATTTTTTATTTATTGATTTATTATTAAAATAACATATTATAAGGCTATTTTAATGAATATAACTTAATTAAAGATATTATTATTAATATAAACGCCGCATAGGTCAAGATATTACCCCTAAAAACGATACGCTTAATACCCAATACATGTAGGCATTAGCAGGGGAGGCATATGACTAACGATAATGAAGTATTAAACGAATTAAACCGCATCATTGAACTCATTACTCCTATACTAATAGATATAAGGCAATCTACATCAAAGCGTAATATACAGACTAATAGCGTTAATAAGAAGCAATTACAACAAATAGCATTAAAACTAAAACTATTAAAAGAAGATATTATAACACTAATGCATCCTAATAAAACTAAACAAACAAAACTATTCTAAATATTATTATTAAAATAACTATTTTTAAACTGGGAATACATAATAAATCAATTAAAAAATTTTGCTAGTGCCACAAAAATTCCGCCACATTTTTTCAAAAAGCAATATTCATTAAATTTAATAGGAGATAATCACATGAATTGGAAAGACAGTATTAAAAAAGAAGAGCCGAGATTTGATTCAGCATCTATTAGAAGAAAATTAAAGGCAATTGGCGAATATAGGGATAGTCTTGTAGGAAAGACATTTACTGCTAAGGAAAATGAGAAACTTCGACAATTTATTATGGATTTAATGATTATTGTATTTAATAGGGGATAATAACATGAATTGGGAAGATATAATAAAAGAAGATGAAAAACATTTTACAGATAAGTATGATGAGATTAAAAGAATAAAAGATAATATGAGAAAATTAGATGTGATAACAGATAAACTAATATTTAAATATAAAAAAAGCATGTTTGAGGATAGAGAAACAATGGCTCAAATTATAGAACAACTGGATGAGCATATATCGAGCATTTTAGTAAAGGCTTCTAAGATGGAAGCAACTAGCCTAGATATAATAGAATAAAGGGGATAATAACATGACTTGGGAAGAACAACTTAAACTTGAAAAAGGAATAAAAGATAAAGTAAAGGCATTAATCAAAAGAATGAAAGATGCTTCTTTTAAGAAAAAAATGAAGAAGTTCTTAAAAGATAATTTAATTGTAGATTATGATAGTGAGGGTTATAAGCACCCAGAAGGATATACATATAATAGAACTACTGATAGAGAACAGTCATTAACAGAAGCAAAGCAACTTCTTTTAAAAATAGTAGAAGAATCATGGGATGAAACTTTCCCTAAAAGGAAAACATACCAGCCCTATGATGATTCCGGCGGAGAATTCTAAGGAAGTGAATAACATGAATTGGAAAGATATTTTAAAAGTTGAAGATATGAATACTGGAGAACAATTAGAAGTAGATATTGAAGAATATATTACTGAATTGAAATCTAAGTTAAAAGAAGCAGCATTAGGCTATGAAGGATTAGTTGATTCTAAAAGAAAGGCTAGATTTGAAGTAGCAAAAATTAGTGGTAGGCTAACAAATCCACCCATTGATTCCGAAGTAGGTTGCGGCATTAAAATTATTGCAAGAAATCTTGGTGAAGAAAAGGTTCGATATGACTTGCGAGTTCGATATACTAATAGAGATAAAACTATGGGTCAAATTGGATTTGTCAAAGGTAATGAACTTGATTTAAAACCAAAAGATAAAGTTAATGGGAAAGATGGTTTAAGAAATAGGATTAAGCAAGCCATCAAAGATTCAATAAATAAATTTAAAAAGCCTGAAAAATCAGAATTCACTGGAAGTCGAAAATCTACGGGCTTTAATTTTGGTAAATACTAAGGTGAATGATATGACTTGGAAAAATATAATAAAAGCAGACTTCTCGTTTAGAGATATTATCAAAGATTCTAGAGGCATTTATAGTAAAGTTCTTGGAAGAATTCAAATTACTCCTCAATTAACAGAATTAGGTGGTAATCTTTTAGGTGATGCTCTTAAGTCACTTGAGGGAGAAGAAGGTCTTACAGTTACAAATAAAAGAAAAATAGCAGAAGTTGTTCTATTAGAACCTATGCTTATTGGATTAGATATGATGAATGACCCAGAAATGGAAGACCGAATTAATGTTATCGAAAGAGACACTGTTTCGGACATTGGGCCAAAAGACGAAAAAGATAGTTCTGATTCTAATTCTGAAGAATTGATTCAAGCCCTACAAAAAGTAATTGACGATTCCGCAGCAAAAGTCATGAGTGAGTTTAGAAATGAAATAACTGAAATAGTTGATAAGAAAATGCCGGAAATTTCTAGTCAGAAAAAGCACGAACTTACTCAAGCAATTATGCCAGTTATTAAAAGTGGGGCGTTTGTTGATTATATTGCTATTATCACAAGTGCGCTTATTCGTAAGATGACAGATGATTCTAAGAAACTTTCACTGGAAACAGAACCAGATATTGACATTACTGACGATAAGTTTTCGGAAGCCTTTCAACAGGCAAACAAAATGGATTGGAAGGGTATTCTTAAAGAGTGAGTTGATTATATGAGTTGGCAAAGTATTCTAAAGCGAAAGTGGGATAAAATAGAGGCCAAGAAAAGAAAGGTTACTGATGAAGGCCATGTTGAAGGATTCGTTGATAGAAAAGAAAAGTTCAGTAGCACATTACCTGCCGGTCAATATTTGATTATGGATGGTAAATCCTTCGATGGTGAAAAATTCAATGGTAAACTGATAGATAAAAGAAAGTCTGTTAAATATACTGAAATGAAATATCCACCTAAGCGAGATGAAAGAGGTCGCTTAGTAGAAGAAAGAGTCAGTCGAAAAGAAGCAAAAGAAAGCAATAAGACAGGTCGCACTGGTCGTTCTAAGTTTGAAGGTGTTGCACAAGCGGGACAAAAGAAGAAAGGTAAGTATGAATTAGACTTATCTAAGCCCGAACCAAAACCAAGCGGAAAAGGTAAGTTTACAAGAAAGACCGGAAAGAAAACCACACCTATTCGACTCAAGAAAATATCATTTAAGCGTTGTAGTTTTAAGAACGCTCTTTTCGCTTTTTATCGAAAGCAAGACCCTGCCGGAGTAATTAAACTATGTAACTTTAGTAGAGCAGATTTTAAGAATGCTACTCTTGGAAATGTTACATTTGAAGATTGTGACCTAAGAGGTGTTGATTTTACTAAGTGTAATGTTAAAGGAGAAGTTATCCTTAGACGCTGTAATATGCGTGGTGCTTCTGTCCCTAAGTCAATTAAGATGATTGAACCCAAAAACAAAGATAAAATGTTTGAAGGTAAAAGGAAGTGATTAAATGTGGTTGGATATTTTAAAAAATGCTAGACTGGGTTCTAAACCTAAAAGTAAAGCATTAGATACTTCTCGACTAAAAGTCAATGTCGAGGATGATAACTGTAATAGGAAATTAAAAGAGGCTCATGATTTTTGTGAGGCTTACGCTAAAAAAATACAGACAGTAATAAGCGAAACTATTAAAAAAATAAACGAGAATAATCCTCCAACGAATGCTAAAAGTCATACTGATGGCCGTGAAGGAACAGCACCACTGGATTTGGTAGTTTCGTCATCAATATCTACTACAACATACAGACTACCAACTAGAATCAATCGAGGCAATTTGTCTATATATGTATATCGTAAATATGAACCTATTGATGAAGAAGCCGCATGTAAGTTAATAGATATGTTCAATTCAGAAAAAGCAAAGAGCACCAACCTTTACGAATATGATATTGACCCAAGATTAGAAACTTCAAACAAAAAAGGTAGCCCAGAATTAGGTTATGATTATCCTTTTAATTATGTAGCGGCTGGTGCTTATCCTAAAAAAGTCAATATAGGTATTTCTATGAGTCGTGGCTTCTTTACCCCATATGACAACCAAGACGAACATGTTAAACAAATATGGGATGCTATCCGATTTTCTGACGCACAGCAAAAATTAAATTCTATTTTAAGGTGATTATAATGTGGTGGGATATTCTAAAAAATGCCAAGTTGTCTGCAAGGGGCAAAGGCAAGACTTTAGATACTTCTAGATTAAAGGTTAATGTCCAAGACAATGAGTGTAATAAACAACTACAAGAGTGGGCGAATAAATTAAAGAATTATAATTTACTTTTGACAAAACGCTATGATGATAATAACTTCTTAAAAACGCACTTTATAATTAGCACAGCCGATATAGATGATACTAGTAAAGATTTTCAAATTACTTACAAACCAATTTCTAAAAAATTTGCTTCGCCTCTTACTGGCGGGTCTATATTTGAATATGTTTCTTATCTCTATAACCCTGTTCCTGAGAATGTAGCATGTAAAGCAATTGATATGCTTAAAAAATCTACAACTGGCGACTATGGTAGTGAAGACAGGGAAAAGATTGGCAAATATGAGATAGTTGTTTATAATCATAGAAAATTGCTTCGTAACAATGAATCTAATGGCAATGGCCTCGTCATTTCAAATGAAGGATTGGATGCCATTAGTCTTTTTTGGACTAATGGAGGAAATGTAAGAGCACGAAAGGATTCTGTTAATGAGGATTTAAAGTATATAACACCTGATTTAATTTATCGAGTTTCTGGATATTATGAATCGAAAGAGTTTGGTTTAAGTTGGTGGAAATAATGTGGTGGGATATTCTTAAGAATGCCAAAATTAGAGGCAAAGGAAAAACTGGTGGTAAACTAGATACTTCTCGACTTAAGGTTAATGTTGAGGATAATTCTTGCGAAAAAGATTTTCGTAATTGGCTTATGGAACAAAGCGAACTTAACGAAATGGCATTCACTTTTCCTATTGAAGTCGAACTTCAACAGGTTGTCAATGATTCTTTGTCTGGTATGAAGGCTACGGAAAAAGAATATTGTGAATTTTTAGATTTTATTAAACAGCCTTTCCCCCCTGTTTTGGAAAGTGGTTTAACTATGACACTTCGGGAGATTATTGAGGCAGGTGAATCACGCTACACTTATATTCCTTTTGAAAGTCAAAAAGGAAATATTAAACTTGCTTTAGATATGTATGCAAATGACGAAATTGGTATGTATGTGGTGGTGTTCGTTAAGACCAAAAATGGCACAAGTGTAGCCATACTGCGAAATTTAAGTTTTAAGTCTAAGGATTACAACGATGGAAAAAAACACATTAGCAAATATTTGAAGAAGTTGGTGTTCAAATGGTAACTTGGTGGGACATAATCAAAGGCTCTTGTTGCGAATCCTGCGGCAACTTGAATAAGGAAGCCGGAGGTGTAGCGTTTGGGGGTCATGGCAACGACCCTTCAAAGTTTAATATTAAATACGGAGGTGATGAAGATGACGAAGAAAGCGACGATTGATATTAACGGTAATAAATTACAAGCACCCACTTACAATTTCAAGAAAAAGTTTTTGGACTGGAAAAAAACATGTAATGGCATCAGTTCGGAAGATATAGCAAGCACTGGAAGTCCTTATGCTAAAGTTGGGAGGCAAACTTACCCCAAAACATTGTATTTACAATTGCAACAACATGTAAGAAAGTATCTTAGAGACAATTCTAAGAATAGTGGTAATGATGGCATATTTGAAACATTAGATGATATTGATGAACTGATAGCAAATAAAAGCATATTTGATGTAGATGACTTAGAAGATTTTTTGGAACTAAAAGAAAAACTTGATGGCATTACGAAAAGCCCTACTCTTAATCCTAGAAATACTGTCTTTACCAGACCAACACGATGGAAAGTGGGTAAGGGAAAACCAAGAAAAGGTAGTCGGGCAAAAAATAAAATAGAAATATTAGATGATAAAAAAGAAACAATTTACGGTCATTATCGAGATAATTACTTTGAAGATAAATACGGCCTTGAGGAAAAAAATGATTGGTGGAGTAAAACTCCTAATACTGCTAACCCTCCATTAGCACAGGCCATTTATGGAAAAGGTAAATTAGTAAAGGTGGGGCTATATGATATAATATCAGAAGCAATAGAAGAAATAAAGAAAAAGCCCATTCCTAATATCCAACTCAAGGTGCAAAGAAGTGCAGGTTCTTTGGCTCTAATTCCTTCGGTAAGAAAACAAGTTTTTGCTTTGTTAAAGAGAAATGATTTATTTTCTGGAGGTAAACCTAAATTGCAACAAATGGCTACTATATTACAAGGTATGCAGTTTGCCGTTGGAACAAAGTCTTTTGGTGCTAGGTCTGCAAAGCCGCAGTTAATTATTCAATATGTAGGTAATTTACCTAATTTGGCTAGCCCAATAGAAACATTTCAATTACTACCATTTGGAAAAGCCGCTATGGTTTCTCTAATTATGAAGGTGATTGGTAAAGAAACTTACAAACTTAAGAATGGTAATTACTTAGATATTAAAGGTAAAACTAAAGTCCCTGAACCAGTAAAGAAATCTTGGATGGAACAACTTTGGAGGGATTGATGTTTGGTTCAGTATCTTGAAAAGAAAGAAATTTAATTTTCAATTAGTCAAAGAAACAATTAGAAGAATTGTAGAGGAATTAGACGGTAAAGGAATCAACACTAAAGATTTGGATGAAAAACTAATATCAACTTATACTGAAGTAGTTAATGAATTGGGAACTAGAGAAGAAAAAGCAGGACTTAATAGGCTAAAAGGTAAACAAGAAAGTTTGAGAGCATATTCTAAATTACTAAGAAACTATGGTTATACTACAAAAGAAATGAGTGCAAATACTAGTGACTTAAAAACAACAATGTGGGTGAAAGAATGATAACAAGAAAGAGATGTGCCTTTTGTCAGCATGGCGACAGGGAAAGTATGGAAGCCGCAATTGAACAAGGCATGACAAGTTGCGACGATTTAGATTCAAGAAATGATTGGAGAAGTGGGACTGCGGCCCAACATCAAAGAAATCACATGGGTGAATATACAAACAGCAGTAACCCCAAATGCAAGTTATGTATTGACCCTATGCGTAAACACTACGAGGAAGCCCTTTCTAATGGTAATATAACAAGTGAGGGTATTTCTCAAGCCTTAGACATCACAAAAACACAGGTGCAACGACACATGAAGCACCACTTAGCACCTTTGGTGCAGCAATCCGCAGCCGCTATCATAGCGAAAAAGGAAGTTAATGAGATTGATTTGCTTAGTGCGAATGTTCAACGCTTAGATGATAAATTGAATGACTTGTTCCTTAATACAGATTTAGAACCAAGAGAGATTGATAGTCTTACTAAACTTGCAAAAGAAGTTCGAGAGTCATTAAAGTATCTACTTGAGTTCAAAGGCAAACTTGTTCACAAGAGACAAGATACAATTATTGTCGCACAGATGCAGGTTGTTCAAGAAGTGTTAGCACAGAACAATCCTGAGATTTGGCTTGACATTAAGAAAAAGATGCAGGAGAGATTACAATGAGTTGGAAAGATGAAATTAATAAGACAAAATCTATAAAAAGGCTGAAAAGATTTGATGAACAGGCAGGTGATACTAGAGAGTCAATGCTCGATTACGCAGTATATGAAATTTTAACTTTGGTTAAGAACCGAAGTGAAGTATCGCTAGAAGACCTACCTCTTAAAAAAAGTATCATAGAAGTTATCAATGATGCTATACGACGAGTTAATAATATATCTAAAGAGAGATTAAAATGAGTTGGGAAGACATACTAAAGCGGAGTGGCCGAAGAATAGATGCCAAAAGGAAAAAGACAGGTTCTGTAAATACCGGATGGTCTAAACCTAAAATTAAAACAGATAATGATATTAAAGTAGAGTATATTGATGAGATGATAGGAGTTGTAGAAAGCGTCAGCCATACTGAAGGTAGTGACGGACAAACCTATCAACAACCTAAATATAATGTGTATAATGTGTATTTTGATATGAATAAACTAGGCGGTAGGCTGCTAAATGAGTGGTTTTTAGAAATTTTAAATACGCTAAAAAAAGGGCTCAAACAAAATAAACCAATTGAGTTAAAATGGAGTGGAAGAGTAGACCTATACACTTTGGAAAAATTTAAGGAATTAGTTCACGGACTAATGAAGTATGTCAATCCACCCCACTATCATTATTTGGAAATGGAGGACTTGCGTGAACCTTTTATTGTTAATGTTGGTGACGAAACTATCAGTATAGATTTCGACCTTTCAGGACTTAGGAATAAGCAACTAGCAAGCAAGGAAAAGAACAGGAAAAAAAGCGTTCCTAAGATAATTAAATTAGCACAAGATAATATGAATAAGTTTGATGAATTTACTAAAGAACAGGTAAACTACGCTATTGAGGATTTAGAAAATAAATATGATAGAGAGGCACTTGAAGGACTAATGTATATATTAATGGAAAAGGGTCTTCTTGATACTTTTTGATAAAGGAGAGATTAAAATGAGTTGGAAAAGTATATTGAAAGTAGATGATGAGCGTGAAGACTTCATCTATGGAAAACACTACGCCGGAGTAAATCTATATAATAAAGTAATAGAAGCCTTATCCCCTCTTAAATCACTTGCTATTTTTGATAAGCCCCCATTTGATTCCGGCGAAGAAGAATTTGAAGACATTATGGATAGACTAAACGAAGATAAAGAAAGATACTTAAATAATCCAACATACGATAACACTACATCTCACTTATCATACATTTTTAGAAAACTACGGGATTTGAACGGTGAAGTAATTGACTTGGATTACAACCAAGAGGATGAACCTTTAGTCGAGAAAGCCCTTACTAAAATTAGTTTAGCAATTAGTCAAATTAACGGAATAGAAGAAGAATTGGTAAAAAAGAGAAACAATCGCCTATCAATGTGGTATAGGAGAAAACAGGAATGATTAATATGAGTTGGGAAAATATATTGAAAAAGGAAACTATATGGTCTTACGATGAAGAATTAGAAAGGGAATTTCCCGAAATTTACCTTCAAGTAGATTATCATGTCTCTCAAAACCCTAATCTACCTATGAAAGATATTCCTAAATTAGTCAAGGAAGCAGTTGCTAAATTTGGAAAGGATTTAGAAGAAGAAATGGATAGGATTATTCCTAGAGATGAAAAGGGCGAAAAATCTGGTATTGTGAATTTGGGTGATTACACTAAGAAACATAAAGCATTTTTACGATGGCTAGAAACTAAATAAAGGAGAGGTTACAATGAGTTTACCCCCTATTTCTGAATTAGTTAATTTAGTTCTAATTTCGGATGTTTCTACTGATGCTCAGATAGCATTAACTACTGGTAAAAGTAAAAGAAGTAAGAACATTGAAGCAGTAATGGAATTAGTTCAGGAGTTTAAAGATATTAATTCCTATCAGTCATTAAAAAGAGCATTTAAAAAATCGAGCAAATATCGAAAATTGTATGATGATTGGGTAACTCAACTCAAAAAAGATAGAGAAAATAATGAAGGTAAAGGTAGAGAAGAAATTAATAGCACTATTTTTAATAATTTTGTTAAAATTAGGGAACACATATCTAAACTCTCTTCTTCTTCTGTTTCAACAGCAGGTTCTACTTTGGAAAACATTTTTGCTAATAAAGAAATAGAGTCTAATTTAAATAAATTATTTGTTTATTTAACTAATAAGTTTAAAAGGGGAACTTTAATGCACCATATTCTTAGGGATATACCTAAAGAAAAAAGAAAACCTCTTTATAAGTTATATGTTAATAACATTCCCGAAGAAGGTGAACCTACGGTCAATGATTTTTTAGAAAATTCAAGACCAATCTACAATTTTGGGTTGGCGGAACTGTCTTTAGCAGAACCTTCTGGTAAAGAAACCATAGAAGGTTGGGAAAAAGGAGAAAAAAATATATCCGGCAGAAATTTTGAGACTTGGAGAAAGGTTTTTCCTAGTAGCGATAGTGAAAAATATTCTCCAAGTGGCTCAAGTAAAACAGAAAGTAGTCAATTTATACAATTAGTTGAAAAAATAGGTAATATTTCTGATGATGAAACTATAAGTAGCCGTATTCCTCCCTTATTACCAAGAATATTGCTCGGAAGAAAACCATTTACTGCTAGATTAGAAGTAGATGAAATGGAAACTGCTTCTTCTCAAAATGTTGATACAGTTAAGTCTTTAACAGCCAAACAAATTGAAGAATATTTTAATATTTTAATGCTTGCAGGAAAGGTAAACAATAAAGGTAGTAAAGATTTGTATATGAGAACCTTAAATAACCAAAGAATTTCAAAAGTTATACACTTTCCTGCGGGGGGGAAGAAAGTTGCCTCAATTAGATTCGTTAAAGGGGTTTTGACTTCACCAAATAACGATTCTATTTTTGAAAACGCTGCCGAAGGAGTCCAAGTCATACCTGCTATGGGTAAAAAACAATTTACGGCGGCATATTCTCAACGAAGTAAAAACTTTGATGCAGATAAAGAAGGGACTAAAGAAGCATTGGATAGAGATTATGAAAGATATTTAAATAACAAGAGAATATCTCAGTCAATGATGGACATTTATCTCGATTACGATGAAATTGCGGTAGAAAAGGATTTAGAAGACCTTTCTAAAGTTGGAGATGCTTACCATGCAGTTGATGAAAAAGGAATAAATACTATTAGGCGTATAGAGCGAAACTTTAAACAATTTATTAAAGAAAATCCAGAAGAAATAAAGCCTGAAGACTTAGGTTCGGCTGAAAAAGCAGAAATTACACCAAATTCAATAAAATTTGCAATTGAAAGGGCAATATTGACAAAAAAACCTCTTTCTGATTTGGTTTTTGAATATGGTAATCTAGATAGGTATTATAGTAAACTCTCTAAACAGTATGATATCATTGATTGTTTTATTATGGCTTATTACTTAGTAGTTAAAGTGGCACAGTCCAATTTAGATAGTGAGGTTGAAAAAATTGACTCTATTATGGAAGAGGAAGGAGAAGCCTTATCACTTACAGACCCAACCTTGGAACAAGCAGTAAGTGACTTGTCGAAAAAACTCTTAATTGGGCTTAAAAAAGTCAATACTTTATTTAAGAAAGAACTGAAACTGCACTTAAACTACTTAATTAAAAACAAAGAATCCTATTCTGGTATTTTCTCAGGAGAAACATTTAACTTATTAAAAAATGCTGGGATATTTAAAGAAAAAAAACAAGAGAGTGAATAGTTATGAAATATGAGTATTTACCCCATTATATAGATAATTATGAATCTGTTCTAGATTATGATAAATATAGAGAATTGACTAAAGTTAAGGCTGGATTGGTAAAAAGAATAAGAAATGAATATGAGCCAATGTTTAACCAAAAATATATTGATTTAGATAGAGATGACAAACCCCAAACAAGAAAAAAAATCATAGCAGAAATAAAAGATTACTTTAAAGCAAAGGGAGGCGTTGGTAGAGCCTCCACTCCTGCTACTCTTTATGAGAATTTACTTAATGGTCTAATTAGAAGCATACCTGCAATTAGATATATGGGCAGAAAGTTAAATGCTAGTGACATGATACGAGATGATTTTGACACTGATGAAATAAAGTTAGTTAATGGTGGAATGAAGCAAGATAGGCGTAAAAAAGCCATAGATTTGGATGAAATTAAGCGAAAATGGCAGAATCTTCTCAAAAAAAGCGAGTTTACTGCTGATACGCAAGCAACTTCTGTCATTAAAAGGAACATGCGTAGGCTATTTGAGAGAATAAAAGACTCTTATAGTAACCGTAGCGAGTCCAAAGAAAGCCAACGAGTCAGTGCTAGAATGGGTATTGGCTTCGATGTTAAGAGTGTTTTTAATGCAAAAAGCATGAAAAACTTCGAAAAAAGAGAAGATACTTACAAATATTGGGAAAATATAAGCGTTGGCAAGGGAAATAATTCGTTTGAGCAATTAAACAATGAATTGCTAGAATTATCTAAACTGTTAGATGAAATACCAAAAAAGGATAAGGAAATGCAAGCCCTATATCAATTCATCTCAGATGGAGAAAACAGAAAGAGTCTAAACTATATACATAAATTCGATAGAACAGAAGTAGCAACGAAAGATATAGATGTAGTTGCCTATGAAGCATTTGAAAGTTTCTTAAATTATATCGGAGGTATTATGGAAGTTCAAGATGTAGGATTGTATGAAAATATTGATTATAGTAAATACTATAACCAAGAAGGAGAAATGCAACAGTCAAGCGATATAGATGAGAAGATAGAAGAAGATTCTTTGCCTGCTCAAATAGAAGAATTTTCTGAAACTCTTGATGAGAAGCAACCATTAGACCCATTAGGTTTAATATATTTCCGAAATCAACTTAAAGGAATTGGTATGGTAAATACTAACTTACAAGAACTAAAAGAAGAGTTGAAAGAATATTTTGATGACCTTTCTGACAATAATGAAAATTACCCTACTCTCAAAGAAGAAGATGTAAAAGCGACATTTGAGAATTTTTTAGAAAATTTGGAATCTGTTGAGGATGTTGGAGATGAATTATACTTGCCTATATTTATGGCTAATGATTCTGCTTTAGCAAATGAATATCGAACTTTATCTGGACAAGCGAGAGAAATAGAAGATACAATAAATAATTTTTTAATGTTATTTAAAGAATTTATAGAAAAAGATAAAACTACTCTTTCTAGTCAAGTAAATGTAGATATGACAGGTTTAGGAACTGAGCGAGCATCAAAAGACCCCGAAGATAGAATGGTAAGTAGGGGTTCAGGAAAGCCGTTCATATGGTTTAGTTATGGGCAATATGTGGCCGGTTCAAAGGGTTCTCAAAGATATGATAGTGATAAGACTGATATGAAGGAAGCAAAAGACTTAGATGAAAAAATAAGTGTAATTGTTAATCTAATCTCAAAGACTATGGCTAATTGTTTCTTAGCCCCTCAATTTTCTCCATACAGGGCAGGTATTCGTTTACCATTCGAGGGAGACTTTACTATTAGGTTGATTTCAGCAACAAGGCCAATAGGTGAAAAATACCAAGCAATTACTGCTATAAATAAAGTATTGCTAGAACGAGATACTGCATTTTTACAAGAAGAAGATATTGAAGATATTATTGAGTATTTACAGACTTTAGCCGGTGCAAATAATATTACTAATTATTCTGAACTATACGAAAAGTCTAGAACTTTATTATTTACTTTAAAAAATGTTTTTGATGATGATGTTGTCACTAAAAACTTAAGTAAGGACATCGGCTCAATATTGGGTTCTATTTATCGCTTAATACCTAAAGATGGGAAAAAAGAAATAGATGGTAAAAAAGAAAATAGATTTCCAAAAAATAAAGAATTGGTGAGTGATTTGTATGATGCTAGGAATGCTAATGACCCAACTGACATATATCCTATTCAAGCCCTAGTAGATGTTATTAAAACGAGAGGAACTAATTTAGAAATTAGAACTGAAAAAGGAGAAAATGAAACCTTTTCTAATGAAAAGGCTAAAAGGCTATTAGGTTTGTTGGATAAAGTTACTAAGAGTGTAATACAGCGAAAGTTACTTGAAGCACATGATACATTACGAATATTAAAATCTAAATCAGTTATTCATTCAATGAAGAATGAAAATAGTTATGATGATATGGAAAACATGATTACCAAGATGGAAACAGATTTCAGCATTGATATGAGTGCTAGTGAGATTATTGGAGTAGTTAAAGCAGTAGATTCTTTTGAAGGTATTGCTAAGGAATACGGAATTGATGCAGAGCATGTATATGTTTTGAAAGCGAACTTTAGGTGATTGTATGAAGAAACGACAGACTACTCTTCCTGCCTATAATAAGAAGCAGATTAGAAGAAACCTTAGCAAGAAAAACAGTAATGTTTTTATTGCTGCGAAGGAAGGTAATAGACCTACTTCTAGTAAAGAACTCTCTCGCTTAAGCGATGCCATGCTCAAAGATTTAACTGAATTAAATAATAAAATAAAAAAGGGTGACAAAACTCCATTTACTATTACAAGTGCTACTGGTAATGCTGAATGGGAATTAGAACCTTCTTTTATGCTTACGAATGTTCCGGAAGATTACATGAAAGACATATTTAAATTAGCAAAGAAGTATAAGCAGGATTCAATTGCCGTTTCTAAAAAGAATGAATCGGGTGCAAGTTTCGTTACTCCTGATGGAAAGGTTACGGATGAGTATAAGAAAATGGTAATGGATGCTAAGGCTCTTTATTCTACTGATTATCCGACAGGACAAAGGCTTACTTTCAAGAAGCAAAACTATACTGAAAGCGATATTACTTTCAAGGAGATGTCCGAGGATGCCGCAGTTAAAGCATTTAATGATGATGGCTACTTTGATTATGTAAAAAGAAGTATGCGCTATGGCCCAAACCTTTCAAGGGATTCTATTTGGGCTACTGCACCGGCAACAATGTTTGTTGCATTTGATGGTGAAACTCCCGTAGCAGTTTGTGGAATAGCAAAGTATAAGAGTGTCCTACTTGGCGCAGGTATTCATACAAGGGAAGACTACAAAGGAAAAGGCCTATTTGGGCTATGTGTTCAAAAGGTTCTATCCGAGAAAGGTAGTAAAACTTTGTATATCAATGTTGCTAATGAAAAATTAGCAGAACAGGGTTCATTTAGAAAAAGAGGATTCACGGATATGAAAGTGGAAGAACTTCCCGAAGAAATCCAAGAAGAACTTAAAGATACTAAATATGCAGACCAAGTGCAAAAGTGGATTAAGTCTAATACAGGGAGTTGGTTTGATTTGGTTAAGGCCCGAAAGAATAAAATTAGAATGTCCAATAAAAAAATCACTAAGGGTATGTGGAAGGGCCTAATTAAAGTTATTCGAGATGACAAGTATTTAATGGGCGACAAGCAAAAGTTTGTTAGGTATTCTAATTTAGGAAAGATTAATAAGAACATGGTGGATATGTATTTAAATATTGGTCTTAAGTTCCCAGAACGAAGATATAAATGTTTATTAGGTATTCAAGATGAAATGCTTCGTTCAAGCACTGAAAGGTATGATGTCGAAGACCAAAGCCGAGGTGGTAAGTGATGACGGAACTTTGGTTTGAAGAATTGAAAAAGAAAAAGGATGCTTGTTATACCAAAGTAAGAAGCCGATATAAGAAATGGCCTTCTGCTTATGCTTCCGGTGCTTTGGTTCAATGCCGTAAAGTTGGTGCAAAGAATTGGGGCAATTCTGTAAAGAAAGGCGGAGATAATTTCAAAAGAGAAAAAGAATCGGGACTACACGGTTGGTTTTCAAGAAAAGGTGGAGGTGGACAAAAGGGTTGGGTTTCTTGTCAATCATGTGAAGATGATAAGAAAGGAACAAAACCTTGTGGTCGTAAAGATGCTTCTAAAGGAACTAAACAAAGATGTAGGCCGACTTGTGGTGCTTGTAAAACTTATAAAAGGAGGAAAGGTGCATGAATTGGGAAGATATATTAAAAATGGACATTGAAGCAAAAATACTTGCTGAAATTAAGAAAGAAGGCGGTGCATTGGGTATGAAGAACCTAAAACAGTTTGGAGAAGAATCTGAAATTAAAGCAGCACTATCTAATTTACAAAAGAAAGGAAAAATATTTATGCACCGAGATGGAGACATTTATACTCATAAGCCTAAAAGAAGAGGGGCGTTTACAAGATGAGTTGGAAAATAATTATAAAGGAACTCTCTTGTCCTATGCCAACGCAGAACTTAAAATTAAATACTAAAAACCGAGATAGGGCTGTTAAAGAAAAACATATTCAATATGGGCCTCTTAATCTAAATGATGAAAAGTATTGGGAAGAATATGCTAAACGATGGAATACTACTGCTAAGGTTGCTAAGAAATCCAATTGTAGTAACTGTGTTGCATTTGACATATCTCCTAGAATGGATGAATGTATGCCACTATCTACTGATAAAGACGGTCGTTTAGGTTATTGTTGGATGCACGATTTCAAATGCCATTCGGCAAGAACTTGTTATACTTGGGCCAAAGGTGGCCCAATTGATGATGATGTAAAGTCTAAAGAGAATCAAATGAGGCGAGAAAAATGAGTAAATGGAAAGAAGTTTTAAAAGCCCATTGTGGCACTGAAAAAATGGATTGCGATTGTGCAACTTGTAGAGAGAAAACAAATAAGGCTTTAAGTCCTAAGCAAAAGAAACTTGATAAAAATAAGAACGGAAAGTTGGATGCTGAAGATTTTAGAATACTTAGAAAGAAACACCCTGCATTAAAGAGGGCGGGGGTTTCCGGTTTTAGTAAGCCAAAGAGAACACCAAAGCATCCTAAGAAATCTCATGTTGTTGTTGTTAAAGACGGTAAGAAAACAAAAACAATTCGATTTGGTGAACAGGGCGCAAGTGTAGCCGGAAAACCAAAGAAGGGTGAAAGCAAAAGAATGAAAGCCAAGCGCAAATCATTTAAGAGCCGACACGCTAAGAACATCAAGAGAGGCAAAACAAGTGCCGCTTATTGGGCAAATAAAGTAAAATGGTGATATTGTGGAAATAGAAACCTTTAACTTTGAACATCAAATGGATATGGAGTTATCTAAAAACTCCTTCCCCTATTTCTTTCAAAATGTTCTAGGTTTCATGTTTCCTAAATACCAACAAGAGTGGCTTGAATTAATGAATGATACACAAAGAACCGTTATTGTTTGTTCGAGAGACCACGGAAAATCTGTATTTATGCACAGTTGGGTTGTTTGGAACTTAGTCTTTCAAGAACCCCCATACCAAATGCTGTATATATCTTCTAACCAAAAGCAGACAATGGTTCACATGAGAGACATTGATAAGATGTTTACTCACCCAATGCTTAAACAATTTAAACCTGCAAGGGGTTGGGCTATTGGTAATATTACATTAACAAACGGAAACCAAATCTTAGAGCGTTCCGTTGGTTCACAGATTCGTGGACTCCACCCTCAAGAGATTATTATTGACGACCCTTTGAAAGAGTTCAGTATGACTGGTATTCAAAAAGTTACAGATTGGTTTTATGGTGACATGATACCAACACTTCACCACACCGCTTCATTGAGAGTAATTGGAACGCCTTTCAGTTATACAGATATTTACCAACAACTTGAGGAAAATCCTGCTTATACTGTCCGAACATATCCTTGTTTCAATGCTCTCAATGAACCCTTATGGCCGGAGAGATGGGATTATGATGCACTAATGGCAAGAAAGGCTGAAGTAGGTTCTTTAATGTTTACAAGAGAATACTTGTGTGTTCCTATCTCTACTGGAACTTCTTTGTTTAATCCTGAGTATTTAGAGAAAGCAAAGAGTAAAGAACATATTCTTAAGCCACATCGCCGTGAAGGATTTAAGTATTATGTTGGAGTAGACCCTGCTATTTCTACTGATGGTGACTACAATGTTATTACTGTATTAGAAGTAGATGAACACGACAATAAAACAATTGTATTCATTGACCGTTCTAAGAATGTAGAGTTTAGAGAAAACATAGAAAAGGTTAGGTTGATTGGAAAGATGTTTCATCCTGAAGTTGTGTTATTTGAAACAAATACATTCGCTAAATCTTTTACTCAAGAATTAAGAAATGTCAGCGACTTAAATGTTCACGACTTCAATACTACTCGAAAGAAAAAGGAAGAGATTATTTTGAGCCTACAAATGAATTTTGAAAATCAAAAGATTAACTTGCCTTATGGTAACGAAGAAAGCAGAAGAGTCTCAATGACTTTGCTTGAAGAATTATCAATGTTTGCTATCACTGAAAAAGGTAAGTTTGAGGGCATTGGGGCGCATGACGATATGGTGATGAGCCTTGCCTTAGCGAATGCGGCAACACATACAATGAGTGAAACATTCATACTCCTTGACGACTTAGGCATATTTGAACCGCCCACTACCAACAAGTATAAGCGGCATAGTAATGGAGTCATAGGTGTGAACTTTTGAGGTGGTTATGATGGTTAATGAAGACAACTTAATAGAATCAAAGCCCAAGATTGAAGAATTGGAAGATTTACGAGAGGAAAAGAAACCTGTCGTTCAAGCCCTTAGTGATTTGGGTATTGAATTAGACATAGACAAAGGTATTTCCGATTATGTTATGTCGGATTACGAAGCAGTTAATACTTTATCTAAAAATTTAAACATTAATGCTAGTGAAGCAAGAAAACAACTTTCTTCTTTCCCTAATGAATATGTTGTTGATGGAGAAAATATTCCAGATTTAGTAAAAAAAATGCGTAAAGCAAGAAGAAAACTAAAGGGCGAAGATAGACTAAGAATGGCTAAAGCAATTGATACAGTTATTGATGGCTACTCCGACCATATTTCAAAGTGCATTGATTCTATTTATTGGTTAAAGCCATACAAAGAACCTTTGCTTAAAATGAGATTCAACGAGAAAGATTTAATGAAATTAAACAAGATGGGCGATGTTAAATCGAGAAGGAAAGTTGTAGATTCATTGTGTAAGTTTTGGGAACATGACTTGAAGAAAACCGATATGGTTTATGGTAGTGAATACTCTTCCCTTGAGAAAACTTGCCGTTTAGCAAAGAAGGACTTTAGAGCAGAAATTAAAAACATCTCCGACCAGTCTCTTGTTAAATCAAAGAAAGAGAGAGTCCTTTCTTTTATTGAAAGTGAAATACGAAAACAACCCGGAATTGGAGCAAAACAACTTCATGATAAAATGCCTTCTGTATTACATAAGAACACCACTTCTAATATGATTTCTAAAATGGTAAAGAAATTAGATGTTGCCGTTGTTAATGGTGGTTATTATAAAATGCCAAATGAAATCAAAAAGAACATTTGGGCTTATACTGCGGCTTTTATAGACTCTGATGGATATATTACAATGGATAGAAACCATAACCCAAGAGTAGGCTTAATTGCTACTGGTGATAGGGGTCGTGCTTTTATGGAAGAAATGCACAAGTCAATTGGTTTTGGTAAATTGCATTTAAATCAAAAGTCTCCACAAGACACACGGCCTGTCCAAAGACTTAATTTTTATTCACAAGACCATGTTACTGACTTATTAACTAAATGCCTACCTCACTTTAGATTAAAGAAAGGTAATGCCGAATTGCTTCTTGAGTTAATAAGAATGAAAAAATCATATAAAAAACAAGACTGGTATAAAGGTCGCTGTGATGAAATATTCAAACTTATGAAGTGGGAGAATCATAAAGACCATGTAGGTTTTGATTGGGCTAAAGAAGGAATATACTTGGATGATATTGCTAAACTTCAAGGTAATAATAAAATGTCTTTGATGGATTCTATGGAACAGATTGGTGGAGTGGAATAGATGGCATATACTTATTGCACTCGTTGTTACACTCAATCATATAGAAAAGTCATACCTTTTGGTTTTTGTAAGGAGTGTTGGGAAAAACAAGGCAAACCATCAATAATGAAGGTCGAAGAGTATATAGAGGATGGGAAACCTGCAAACAAGTAGGGGTGTAAGGGATGGCTGAAGAAAGAAGAAGATTTTCCTTTACTAACTTGTTTAGGCGTTCTACTCCTAAACCTGCGGATAGACAGATATACAACATGGGTATTCAGGAAAGGCAAAACAACTACATGATGACTGCACCAATTATTTATTCTATGGTGCAACAATCAGTAATTGTAAGAACCTGTATTACTCAATTAAAACAAGAAGTTTACCGTAGAGGGTATGTTTGGGAAAAGGCTTTCGAGGCTATCTGTAATAACTGTGGAAAAAAACACAAAAGGCCAGTTCAACAGTGTTCTCGTTGTGAATCTGATGATTTGAGAGTTCCCGATGTTAAGCAATTACAATTCGCTGAAAAGTTTTTGGAAGGATATGTTAATCCATCTGAACAATTATTTATTGATGTATTGAAAGAATTAGAAGATGATTTGAATACTATGGATGATGCTTACATTGTTTTGGTTAAGGAATATTTCTTAGACGGTAATGGTAAAATTAGAATGCACCGCATTAAGGAGATTTACCGAGGCGACCCAGTAACTATGTTTATTTATGCTGATGAGAACGGAGTAAAGGGAACAAAAGGATTTACTTGCATTAACCATAGAAGTATGTTATCTACTGAACCTTATGCTACTTGTGAAACCTGTGGTTCTAATATGAAACCAGTTCACTTTGTTAATAGAGCAAATGGTGAAGACCAATACTTCTTAGAAGGCGAAGTGCTACACTTTAGCAAATACAGCCCAAGTCGTCTTTATGGATTTTCTCCTGTTATTACTCTATATAATCACATTATGACTCTTATTGCTATGGAGAATTATGTCAATTCAGCATACACTAAGAGTAGAATGCCAAGAGGTCTTTTGGCGGTTCAAACAAGAAACATGGATTCGATGAGAGCCTTTTGGAGAGGCGTTAAAGAAAAAATGGAAGCCGACCCACACTTTATTCCTGTTATGGGAATTGAAGCCGAAGGTGGAAAGGGTGCAGTAGAGTGGATTAAGTTTATGGATTCTCTTAAAGAAATGGACTATATTTCAGTCAAGGATGATTTAAGAGATAGAATCTCAGCATTCTACGGAGTAAGTAAAGTATTTATGGCTGATAACACTACCAGTGGTGGATTAAATAATGAAGGTATGCAAATACTTGTTACTAATCGTGCAGTTCAAATGGCACAGAATGTTTACAATAATTATGTTTTCCCCTACTTAACAAAGCAATTTGGTATTACTGATTGGGAATTAAAACTCCCTCCATCGGAAGAAGAAGACGAAATTGCAGGTCTTCGTAAAAGAGAAATAGAAGTTAATATTGCTGCTTCAATTAAAAATTTAGGATTTGAAGTTGATATGGATGAAGACGGGCAATTTACTTTCAAAAAGCCTGAACCGGAACAGCCCGAACAACCGGCAGAAGGAGAACAACAACAGGGTAAAGACCCATTAGCAGGTTCTAATTTAGACCAAAGAGATTTAGATGAACAAACTAGAATGTTTGCAGAAGGTGGTGGTTCTAAACCCCAAGAGAACCCACCGGCCACAAGGAATAAAGCGAGGAACGAAGTAGGGCCGGATAAGCGCATGACTGGATTACCTGCTGAAGCAGGAAATCAAAATGTTGATTCAAGAACAGAAAGAAGAGTTGGTTAATATGACAGAAGATTTAAAGCAAAAAGAAATACGATTGAAGAAAGAATTGGCTAAGGTTAAGTCTCAAAACTCAGCCGATGGAAGAACCCTTAGAAAGAATCGAGATTTTTCAGTTGGTGGATTACCTCCTGATACTTCACATAAAAGCATGAGAACTTCTAATGATGTTCCCGATGTTATTTTACCACCTTCAAAGCGTCGTGGAAAGAAAGAAAACATTCCTTTTTGAGTTGATTTAATATGGTCTTCCTAAAGGCACAATTAGCAGGTCGTATGAACGACCCAGAATTTTTAATTAAGTGTCTTATTGAGTATATTGAAAGTGATATTAGAAAAGAATATGCAACATCTTCTAAAACAGACCAAGCCGAATTAGACAGGTATTTAAAGGAAGTTAAAAAGAATAAAAAAATTATAGCGCAAAGAAAGAAAAATAACAAACCTTATAAGAGTTTTGAACTTAAAGTAAGGGAATCTATGGCAAAAATCAAACAACATAAGAAGGAAGAAAAAACAAGACAGGATTCTAATTATAAGGGACAATTTCGTCAAAGTCGAAAAGAGATGGATTCTAGACTTAGTGATTTTAGCCGAGATAAAAATACTAAAAGTATTGATATTACTGGAGAAGAACTCTTTCTTACATTAAATAATAAAACTGCACTGAGAGAACTTAAAACTATTTTAAATAAACCTGAGACAAAAAAATACTTAAGTAGATTAAAACAAGTGGCTGTAAAGTTTCCTTATGAAGACTTGCCAATGAAAGGTGGTAAAGTAGATAAAAACAGTGATGATTATAAGAATAGACTTAAAGATTTTTTGAAAACTTCTGGTAGAAATACTAGACAAAAGGGTGGTGCTGGTGCTAAAGGCATGGGTGCAACTAGAGAAGTTAATACCTATTTACTAGAAGCACTTAATAAATTAAAGGATGACAGCAAAGATGTTAAGGTTAAAAGAAATGCAACTAACATTATTAGATTAATTAATAATAGAAATGAGGAACTGATTGAGGCAACTAAAGAAGCAGAAAGGAAGAGGAATAGATTATTCGGCTCAACTGACGATAGTAGTAAGGTTAATAAAGTTACTAAGGCTTTCTGGGCTAAACTAGAAAAAGAGTTTAAAGACAATGTTTCTCTTGTAAGACTTCCTTTAAAAGGAAATGAAGAACATAATGCAAAGGTTCTTAGTGGACTACTTTCATATGGTGGAGATTTTATTGTTGCCATTTTGAGTTTAGTAGGAGAAAAGAGAAAAGTTGGTGGAGTTAATCCAAAGACTTTAGGAATACCAGAAAGTATGGTTCTTATGGAAAAACCAACTAAAGAAAAACAGCCAAGAGGAACAACGCCAACAAGAACAACTCCCGAATGGATGAAAGACAGGAAGGAAAAAGATACTAAGGTTCAGGTATTAGACCGAGACTCAACTCTTAGGACTAGCAGGATTTCTAATGTAAATTCTCCTAAAGTGGCAGAAGAAATTAAAAGATGGAGAGAAAGGGATTCGATTAAAGAAAACGGAAAACTTAAAAAAGCGAGCGAATATATTAGAACTCTTAGAATGATTGACATTTCAAAAGGTAAAGGAGATTATAAAATCATAATTAGAAATAAACCTTACAATTCACAATCTGAAGGTTATTCCGAAATCCTTAGTAGTGCTAATGCTATATCTAGAACATTTGGATTGAAGAAATTCAAAGATGTTAATTTATTAGATGTTATTAAACAGTTTGCTGAAAGGGGAGATGGTATTACCCCAAGGGCAAAACTAAAATCAGATAAAAAAGAAATTCAAAATTACATGGCTAATAGGAAAAAAGAAATTATGCAGGGTCTTAAACTTAAAAAGAAAGTTAAGAAGATTCCAAAGGTTTTACTTAAAGAGTATGATGAATTAACCGAAGAGATTGCTGATGATTTAAGTAAGTATTATTCTTTTACTATGGACACTAAACCATCTAAACAAAAACTAAATCCAAATAAGATGTTTCAAAGAGTTACTGGTAAGTCTCATGGTAAATTGTTACAAGAAGCAATTGATTCTGCTAAAGAGGCAGAAGAAAAAAGAATGTTGGCTGTTACAGAGGAAGAACTAAAGGAGTATTCCGAAAATAAAGAAATGTTATTCGAAACAAATAAGTTATTAGATAAAATAGTAGATGGTTTCGGGAAAAATAAAGAATATGTTACTGAGTTTAAAAGAATCTCAGAATTTGTGTATGAAATGAATAGTATGAAGAAAAAATATCAATCTGCTAAACAAAAAATTAAACAAGTAATACCAGAAAGTTTTGAACCATACAAAGGGGATAAAACTGTTCCTATATCTCTTAGACCACCACAAAAAAGAAAAGATTTTATGGGGGGTAGAAAAACTGACCGTTCAGGTAAAGTGATTTCAAATGAACCTATACGACCGTATGGCGGCCTTATAAAAAGAGTCAAAAAGGCTTTACTTGCTAAACGAGATTTAGAAAATGCGGTAATAGAATTGTTACAGAAATTTAAAGAAGAAGAAATGTTAAGTAAATATAGTATTAGAACGGAAGCAAATGAAGACTATAATGAGTTTATTAAAGAAATAGACTTAGATTTTGAATCGGTAGGAGAAGAATTTATTGGCCGAATGAGGGAATTTGAGTTTGATATATTGTTTGAAGCATTTGATGACAATAAAGTTATTGCGGTTATGGATTTATATGTTAATATTAAAATGTTTGAAACTAAAAGTAGAAGGCTTTTCGCCAAGAGTAAAGAAATAGAAGAATACCTAAAAACTGCTACTCAAGAAAGAGAAGAAGTTTCTTTGCTTCAACAATTCTTTGAGATTAAAAGAGCAAAAATGACAGGAGAAAAAATTAAAGAAAAGCCAAAGATGCTTGATGTTTTGACTCAAAGATTTAGAGCCAATCCTATTTTTGATGATGAGGGAAAAGAAATATCTTCAATTTCTGATATCGCTAAGTATTTAGAAAAGAAATATGAAAAAGTAATAGACTTAGATGATGATGACTTAGAAGACTTTATTACTTCTTGGAAAGAGCATTCAAAAGAAGAAGGAAAAAGACTCAAGGATTTAAATGAAAGATTAGAGGGGGAAGAACAATGACATGGGATTTTTATGAAGAAGGAAAAGAAATTATTCTCAAAGAGAATAAGAAAGACACGCCAAAAGAACTACTTGACGGATTAGATGCTAAACAAAGAAAGCGTCTTAAAAAGGTTCTACAATCGGCACAACCGACAGAATTTTTCGGAAAGGACTTTACTCAAATGGGTGAGTTAATTGATGTTCTTAAGGACTTAGACCTAGTTAAGTCCGATAATAAACTCAAGAAAAAAATGAAGTCAATGGATGATAGGAACATTGACATAGTGGCTACTGCTACTGAACTTCGTAAGGACTACGAGTTGCTGTATCGGCAATTAAGAGATTTAGTTTATCCAAAGAAAAAAGGTGATGAAAAGTGACAGAACAAAATGTAGAGTTATTAGCCATTCTTAAGGCTTTAACAGAAAAGATAGAAAATCTAGAAAAAACAGTATATCATCAGGATAATCTATTGATGAAGTCCGGTTTAGTAGTTTCTCAAAGTCCAAGCCCAAACATGAATAATGGTAGTGGTATTTCTTCTCCTATGGGAGATGTTGGAAGTATGGACTGGTCTGACATTCATAAAATGGTCGAAAAGGTAGGTGGACAATAATGCCGGAAAAAGTAACAAGAGAAGAAAAAATTATTGAATTAGCGATATTAAAGGCAAGAGAAACATTAGAAGCACTACGAGATGGTGAAGATACTAAGCCTATTATTGAAAAGGTTAAGCGACCAAAGGCTAAAGCATCCAAGCATGGTATTAAGCAAGACAAGGTTCATGCTAATTCCGGTGGAGAAGAGTTTACTAGTGGTAAAATTAAGAAAGGTTTTGATAAGGCAAAGATGATTACTGCTGTCCGTTCAGCAAGAGCGTTTGTTATTGAAGGGGATAGAAAAATTGAAAAGGAACTTGCTAAGGGTGTTTTAAACGAAGAAGAAACAAAAGCACTAAAAGCACTTAAACAGCAAGTAGATGCCGTTTACCAAGTATTAACAAAGCAAATGACTATGCTTAGTAAAAGCAAAGGTGGATTCGGAGATTTCAAGAAAGACGATAGAGATGTCGAATTTACAGACCAACAGCAACAAATGGCTGATAATACTTTTAATACTCTATCAGATACCATGAAAAAAATAAATTCCAAACTACTTACTGCGAATATTAAGCAGATACCGAAATTAGAAAGAGATTTAAAAGAAATCGTTTCTGACTTAAAAGAACTTACGATGTATTTTGGTAGAAGTTCATAGGTGAAATAAATGGCTTATCTTCTTGAAAAGGATAAGTCCACATCGGATGAAATTGTTCGCTTATTTGAAAAAGTAAGAGTGGCTTATCTATCGGCTCGCACTGACCCTAAAGAATACGGGTCAAAGTGGAGAAGTGCGGTAGATAACATCAAAGGAAAATATGAAGATTCTAATGAAATGTCTAATGAGTTAAAGAACTTTATAGAAATTTCTGATTTAGAAGCAGATGATGTCAAAGACCCACAATCACAAAATGCAGAAAAAATATACGAAGGAATTAAGAAACTTCGTTATTCTTCCGAATCCATAGACGACCCTTTCGCTAAGAGATTCAAAGGTGAAGTCTTAGAAGCATTGTTATCTTCAACGGGTAACATGGTTAAATTTGTTCACTATGCTATTAGAGAAGACAGTAAAGCACTATCTCCCGACATTTACGCCGTTAAAGACATCGAACCTGACGATATTACGGAGGGTCTTCAAGGACTTGACCTACAAGCGGATGATATAGACCTGTATATTATAGAGCATTATGGGGATGGAAAAGACTCAAATAAAGTCAAATCGAAAGTAAAGGCAGCGATGAGTCCTATTAGAGTTAATATTCTTATCTAAGAATGATAAGGGCGAATGGAGTGAATTAGAAGAAATTGATGGCTTGCCTGTTAAGAAAGCAGATGAAAAGAAATCTAGTGAAGAAAAATCTCAGTCTGATTTTATAGTGCCAAATAAGCCAATGTATCGTATATTTGAAATAGACGACATAAAAGAACTTAAAGGATTTAGTGGAGAATATTATGTCCAAGAAAAATATGACGGACTTCGTATTCAAATGCAAAAAATAGACAAGAAGGTTAAAGTGTTCTCTTTTGATGGTAAAGACATTACTTCTAAGTGTAAAAAACAAGTAGAAGAATTAGAAAAGAAACATTTTGGTGACTGTATATTAGATGGTTCTTTGTTACTATTCAAAGGAGATGAAGCACTTAATAGAGCAGAAACCATTTCCCATGTTTTTAATGATAAAAACTCAGACGGTAGATTAAGAATGCACATGTTTGATTTATTAAGGCACAATGAAAAGTCATTATTAGAAGATACCTTGACTCAAAGAATGCAACTGATGTTTAATAATTACTCCATTCATTCCAGTGAAGATTTAACTTTCCCTTCTAAGAAAGATACTCGTTTAGCAGATTCTATTAAAGATATAGAGGAATACTCTAAGGACAATTATGGAAATGCCAACAGCCGAGGGAGTGGTTATTAAAGACTCAACATCTACTTATTATGTTGGGGCTAAGAAAAATCCTAAATGGATTAAGTGGAAGAGTTTTGTTGATTTAGATTTGATTGTTCTAGATAAGAAATCATCCGGTGGTAACTACGCTTATTCTTTGGGTGCAGGGCCAACAGAAGGAGAAGGAAAGCACTATCAAGAAATCGAAGGTAAAACCTATATGCTTGTCGGTAAGGCTCTTAACACTAAAATCAGTGCTGACTTAGGAAGCATAGTGAGAGTCAAAATAGACCATGTTAAGAAGAAGGGCGACATATACAGCGTTCACTCCGCTAAGGTAATAGAATTACCCGAAGCAAGACACCCCGACAAATTGATTACTCTTGAGATGCTATCCAATGACGGAGAAAAATCATTAAATTATAATGTTGAAGCCCTTAAGAAAGGTATTACAATAACCGACCATATTCACGGAGAAGCCTCTATTCTAATTAAGGGAGACATGGATGGATTTACTATCTATGGTTTCGAGGAAGATAATTTGATGGCTAAAAATGCTTTAGTAGATTTAGACTTATGGAAGCATCAAGCGGAAGAAATTATGAAAACTAAACAATCTCGTTTAACAGTGGCAGGTTTTCAGTTTATGAAAACGAAAGGCCCGCAAACTATTAAAGCACTACATAATTATTTAGTTAAGAATCATAAAGACATTTATGAAGATATTCTAGAAAGTAAATTAGATAAACTTAAAGACTGGATGAAACAAAGAGATGGTATTTCATATGATGAGAAGACCAATAAACTCTATTCGGAAGATGATAAAATATTACAAGAAGAAAATATTCTTAAGGAATATAAAACTCCAAAGGAATATAGGGATGGTAAGTTTAAATTATACCTTAGAGATGATGATAATTTAAACTTAGTTATTAAACTTAAAGACGAAACATTAAATTGGCTTATTGATTTAGAAGATGATGGCGATATATTTGAGTTGTTTGGTAAAGCAGGTAAATTCCCTGCTATGATTGCTAATAACATTTCTAAAAGAAAACTTTTAGATGAAGGTAGTATAAGACTAGGAATACAAAAGCACGGTTATCATGAATATTTCTTAGAAGGAAATAAGTTTGAAACTAAATTCAATATTAGAAGACTTAAGGTAGATAATAAGGAAATGTGGCTAGCATGGTCTGGATATAAACAAACTCCTGCTGATGACGAATCAGATGCAGGAGTGTGGAATATTTATGAGGATAGGTATAAAGAATTGACCCTCCCTACCAAATAGAGCCGTGTCTATTATATACTCAAAGAGAATAGGAAGGTTTGAGCAACATGAGTATAAGCGTCATGGCTACAAGGAATGATGAGTTCAACATTCTCAAAAGCAACGACGATTTAATGATTGGTGGATATGCGAGCATTGAAATTGTAGATAAACAAAACGATTTGATTACATTAAAAGCATTACAAGAATCAGTTAAAAAATTCATGGGAGACTCAAAGTTTAGAAATGTAATGACTAATCATTCAAATGTTCAAGTTGGAGAAGTCGTAGATTCATATAGAGATAAAACTGGTAAATTATGGAAATCCGAAGTAGATGATGTGGGATTCTTTGTAGTAATTAAACTAAGAGATGACATTGAAAAAGCAAAGGAAGTAGGAAGAAACATTCGCAAAGGGTCATTAAGGTCATTTAGTATTGGTGGACAAGCATTACAAAAAGTAAAGAAAAGCCACAATGAATTAGGGGAATATAACGAAATAAGCAAGTTAGAACTCCATGAAGTAACAATATGTGAAAAAGGAATTAACCCCGAAGCGAAATTCGATATTTTAAAACAAGATATAGGAAGTGAAAAAATGAGTGAAAAACTAGAAAAAGCACTGAGCGAATTGGACACCCTTTTGGAAGAAGTTAATATGCTTCGCAAAGAGGAAGAAGAGGATGAAAACATGATGGAACGGGCTTCTATGTCAGAAACCGCAGAAATGGCTGATGAAGAAGAAGACATGGAAATGGCTGATGATGAAGAAGAATCAATGGAAGAAAATGCAGAATACTCTTCTTATGAAGAAGCAGATAAAGCATACCTTCGCACTCTCGATGGCGCAGGAAACCAAATTGGCGAACCTGCTGACCGAATCGTAATTAACAACGGTAAGCCGACTTCTTCGGACATGCCTGTTGTTAAGGCATTCTCAAACAATGAGTTTGATTCTCTTGATTTGAGCAATTCAAACATTGAAAAGGCTTATGCTGCTTTCCGTGAAGAACAACTCGAAGCACTTGCTTACGATAACCTCCGAAAGTCTTTTGAAACACGATTTAACTCCGAAAGAGCAAACCGTGAGAATATTCTAGCAAAGTCTCAATATGACGCAGCAAGTGAAATTTCTTCTCTAAAGGAAGAATTTACTCAATTGCGAAAGTCTTTGACTGCTGAAAAGGATTCAATCATTAAGGCTCAAAAAGAAGCAACAGTTACCCTCCCATCATTAGATGACCTTGCCGAAATGGATTGGTCGGATATTCATAAGATGGTGAACAACATTTGAAGGTGATTTAAGATGACAGGATATATTAACACAATTAGAGACTTAGAAGCGCAAACATACGGAATTAACAACTTACCTGCCGGTAATGCTTTATTGAAGCAAGCCGGTATGGTCGGCGGTATTCACACAGGACACGATGGTTCTCCATCATTGTCTGGTAGTGGAGTTTCCGATGTTTCAGCATTATACAACATCGTTTACGGACAAAAGGTTTGGTCTATGCTAAACCGAGAAGTCAATGCACTTTCAATGATTGCAAAGCGACCTTATTCTTCAAGTGGTTGGAGAGTATTAAAGAGCCGACCTGCCGGTGGTAGTGGAAATCTATTTACCGTTGATGCAAGCGGAACAGAAAACCTTGCTGAATTAGGTTCGGATTCACCAAGAGCAGATATGATTGGTGGTGTTCCTGAGAATGCCGCACTTTCAACTGCTCAAGATGGATTAGGCCCAATTGCTCCAACTTATGCTCAATTAAACATGAGTCCAAAAGTTGTTGCACATCAATTCGATTTCAGTGAATTGGCTATGGAAATGGCTCAAATTGACGATGGAATCGGAGATATTCGAGCGCAAATGCGTGAAGATATGGGTAAGCACCACGCTGAAGTTCAAAACAAGATGCTAGTTATGCCATTAGAACATTACGGTGAAGTTGCCGCTATGCCTAACATTGGTAACAATTATTCATCATTGTTGAAGGTTATTACATCAAGAGCAGAATTACTCCTAATTGATGGTGGAGTTCTCGCAACTGATACTACTAGTGCTTCTAACAATTTAGGAAAAATTTACGGTAGTGAGCGATTTACTGCCGCTTCTTTCCTTGATGCAGAAGTTGATTTCGGAACTGATTATACTGCTGGAAATGTTCGTCAATTGACTTTAACTCTCCTAAATAACATGATTCGTAACTTGCGACTTGCAGGTGGCTCTCCAAAGGTTATCCTTACTGGATATGACACTATTCAAGCATTGGCTGACCTATTGCAAAGCCAAGAGCGATTTATGGATAGAAAGGAAATTGTCCCGACAGTTAATGGTGTTCGTGGAACAAAAGGACAAGAAATCGGATTCCGTGTGGCAACATACTACGATATTCCTTTGATTCCTGTTAAGGATATGACCGCTACTGGTGCGGCTTCATCCAAACTAAGTGATATGCTTTTCCTTGATACAGACCACCTTTGGTTGTCCGTTATGAAACCAACTCAATACTTTGAGGATGGTATCGCAAACGGAAATCCATTTGGTGTTGGAACATTGGGCAATCGTGCGCTTTACCGAACAATTGGTGAAGTCGGCTGTTCATTCTTCAAAGGACAAGGAAAGATAACAAACATACAATGAGGTGATTAAGAATGGCATTTGCAACAGTAATACATTTAGAAATGAATTTAGAAGGAAACAGAAAATTAGTGTGTGGACAAACCACAACAGACAGCACAGACGGAGATATTGAAACCGGCCTTACTCGAACAGAAAGCCTTATGTTTACACATAAGGGGACTGCCGAAGAAGCCGCCGCCGCAGTAATTAACGCCGATTTACCGCTTGAAAGTGGAGATGTAACAATTCACTGTGTAAGCGGAGATGTAGTTTATTTCCTAGCAATCGGACAGTGAGGTGTTTTAATTGGCACAAGAACACACAACCGTTTTATTGGCAGACCATAAGGGAATTACACGACCTAAAGTTTGCGGTGACGAATATGTTGTTGATGCAGTAGTAGATGTTACTTCTGTATTGGCCGCAGGTTCAGTTATTCCTGCTTCTGACTTTGGGCTATCTACAATCCATTGTGCAACAATTACAGGCTATGATTTAGCGCACACAGCAAGACCTTCTATTGAAATATCGGCAACAGGAGCATATGAATCTAATACTTCATTAGCCCTTGTTTTTACCGCTATGGATGGAACAAACGCTACATTGGCTAATGATGCAAACGGTAATTCAGTTAGATTGCGAGTTTGGGGCAACCTTTGAGGCGATAACATGGTAACAGTTCGATTAAGTGATAATTCATCAATTCGTCGGCTTTATATCAACCCAAAACAAGAAATTACGAGGGAAGAAGGGGTAGCCGTTCCGGTAAAATGGGCGGCTATCCGTCTTTCTGACCCTAATTACTTTTTTGTTTTTGGTGAAGAAGATAAAGACGAGTTGTTAGGATTGAACGAAAGATTTTTACAAGTCTTTTCTACGGAAATGGGTAAAGAAATCTCATCAGGTAAGAAGTTACTTGAAGAATTACTTCCTGTTCCTAAGAAGAAAATTCTACCAAAACCCTCCCTTAAGAAGACAAAGGCCCAAACAAAGCCTAAGACTTCATTAAAGAAGTAATTGAACCGACACATTAAATAGGAGGGGCTTGTCTCCACCAATTAGAGAAGTGATATTATGGTAGCGGGTTGTAGAAGTAGCGGCGTATTAACAGGTAATGCTTTAGTAGTTACCGGACAAGTGAAATTGATTAGCATTCATGCGACAGAAGTAAATAATGCTGCGGCAGTAATTAAAGTATATGACAATACAGCCGCTAGTGGTAAAGAAATCGCAAGGATTACTTTAGCCGCTAACCAAACAATTGAATTTGACATGCATGGTGTATTATGCACTAATGGTTTATACTTTGAAGAAGTCAGTGGTGCAGTAGCCGTGTCTATTGAGTTTGCTTGAGGTGATTTAATGGCGGCATTAAATAACGATACTCGATTAGTTATGACAATTTTATTTGTCGGAACAGTCAGTGGGGCAAATGTTTATTTCTATTCAGCATACGGTCTTAATTTTCCTTATGGCCCATTAGCACACTCGGTCTTATTTGGGCTGATTACAGTTGGTGGCATTATGGTTATGAAAGCACTATTCGACTTATCTCTTAATGATAGAATTGAGATTAGGTTGCTAGATAGGCAAATTGAAGCACACTTTCAAAGGGTTGCTAGAGAACAACAAATTAAACAGAAACTTCGTGAAAGTATGAAACAATACGGAGTTAATAAGCGGGATTCATGGAACAATGTTTATCCTGAAACACAAATCGCTTCGTTTGAAGAAAGTCAAGTGCCTAATGAGTTTTTGGCTACTCTTCAACCATGAGGTGAATTAGTTGGTTCTTGGTGACTTAATGGGATTCTCCGACTCCGACTACGCATATAATCAACAAAGAGCGCATTCTGCGGATTTGTTTTTTATTAAAATGCGAGCGTGGTTTTGGGGGTCTTGTGCTACTTTATCTATGTTTCTTATAGGAAACATAATGGGTGTTTTTGACATAAACATTATGGGTTGGATAATTGAAACTATTAAGTCAGTATTTGGGGGTCATTAGATGTCAGTAATGGCGGGCTTTGCGATTCTAATTACAGAAGCAGTAGTGGCTTTTTATAAAAGAGTCCACGCTATTAATTTTGGAGTTTATGGTGCTACTATGGTTGGTAAAACAACATTAAGTTACCAATTAAGAACAAGAGGCGAAGTCCAACAAATCAATAAAAGAACAGTTGGTTTGGAAAGAGCGAGTAGAAAAGTAGTTAAGTTTGACGGAGACTCTCATACATTGAAAAGTGCAGATATTGGCGGAGAAGCGATGTATTGGAAACAATGGGTCGAAGACATGAAATCTAGAAAGGTTAAATATATTATTTTTATGATAGACCATAGGCATTTGGATTCAACATCTAACTTAGACCATCAATTAGCATGGAAATTTTTAGTAGATACAATTACCTCTAATATTTGGCCGAATGGAAAAAGAAAAAAAGAAGCAGATTACCCTATGGCTGTAAGTATTTGGGCAAATAAGTATGACATATGGGGAGACAAATATCCATTAAGAGAAGGGCAATCAATTGACAAGCACGATATTTATGAACCGTTTAAGTATGGTATGCGACAATTAAATGATAAAGGAATACCAACATTCAAATATATAGTATCGGCAAAGTCTGACCCCGAAATGGTCTATAAAGGAATTACTACGCTAATAAAAGATTACTGAGGAATTAACATGTATCAACAACCGAATTTAATAAACAGCCCGCAAACAAAGAATTTATTTTTACCTAAACTACAACAGTTTAGGAGTGCGGGTTCTATCGAAGAATATACTTTTACGGCATTAAAACCTAAGAAGCAATTAAAAGAAATCAAAAAGTTCTTTTGCCGGAGAAGAAAAAATTCATTATTAAGTATGGATATAAGTTTAATCTCAAGGATAGGTGTGTGGTTTGTGGAATGCACCACATTTGGGAATCGGGTGATTATATGCGCCCTCCTATTCCTTTAGATAATGTCACTAAGGGAAGACCCTTAAGAGGAACTTATTGCCCTAAACACGCAAATATTCATAAACAGATGGAGATGTTACAGCAACAGATTTTAGCAGACGAACATGGATTAGATTTTAAAGCATTCATTCCTAGACCTAAAGTGCCACAAATGCTAAAGGGTGGCCCATTGAAGACTTTATCGAGAGATGATGTCTTGTCGCTGACATCAACCGGATGGATTATAACGCCCCCCGTTGTCAAGGATAATGAGAGCGAGATGGCGGAAGTAATTCGGCTAATAGCCGAGATAGAAACTAATACCAAAAGACTACAATCAATGGTAACTAATAACAAAGGAGAGGAATAATCATGGTATTTGGAACAAGTAACAAAGCAGTAATGGGTGCAGTTCACGCACAAAACGACCAACAATTTAAGAATGTAAATAACTTACTTTCTTTACAAGACAACCATGTAGAAGAATTTTTTCAATATCATGGTGAGCAATTTTTAAGCACATTTGAAAAATTAATGGAAGATGTAGTAGAGAGAGTAGTTAGCCAAATGCTAGCAAAATTATCTTTTACTACTACTGGTTCAAAAATAAGCATTGATGCTGATGCTATGAGAGAGTATGAAAGAATTACTCAAGAAAATATTGACTTAGATATTCAAAGGATTCTTCAATCGGCAATTAACTCAGAAGTAGTAAATCAACGCAAACTTGCGAAGCAACAATATCTCGAATCTCAAGGATTCGGAGGTAGTGGAAACATGGGAGGAATGAACCCCGCAGGGCCAACAGCAGGTATGGCAGTAGCCGGATTGACGGGACAAACGCAACAATATCAACAAATGCAGGGTGCTGTGAATAATGGTTCGGGCTATCCTATTCCTCCATCGGGAACAGACGGATATGGAAGGCCATATTGGATTGATGCCCAAAATCAAATGAGTTATGAACCTCCTTCAAGTGGATTACATTTAGGTTCAGCCATTCAAAAAGGTGCGGCTTGGGCTAAATGGTTAATGTGAGTTGATTAACTTTGCAAATCAAATACTCAAGAACGGGCCAAGAAATTTCTTTAGATAAAATAACTATTGAAAAAGAAATGGTTCTGTTTTTACTTAGTGGGTATTTAGCAAATAAAGATAAGTCACATAGAAAAATAGCGAGAGATTTATCTTTAGATGAAATGGAACAAGTTAATATAATGAATTGGGAAGGTAAAATTAAAAACCAATACATTAAAGTATATAATTCTGCAATAACTTCGATAGAAAACACCCCTATTCAAGAATTGATTACTACTCACAATATAGAATTAAGCCCTTCTGGAAAAAAAGCCTTAGAGCGTCTAAAAAACACTAAAGAAAAATTTACTGTTAAAGATTTAAATAGTAACCTTTCTCTTACTTTAAATAATCCTGATACTAATAAAAAAGCAAGAGAAGAAAAAAGAAAAGGTATGCCCGATAAAAAATTCGATGAATATACAAAATATATCGGTAAAGAAAAAGGGCGTAGCACTAAATTAAATGTTGTAGGCCCAGATGAAAGGAAGGGAAAGAAGGGAAAAAGAACTATTGTGGAGTTACGCTCTATAAGATTTAAAGAAATAGATTTTAATAATCCTGAAAATCCTATGCCTAATAGCAAGATTGCTTACCTTAAAGAATTAGGATATGCCCCTATTTCTTTGATGGAATCTCGTTCTATTAAAAGAAAAGGAAGAGGTGGTATTACAACTACTTCTGCTAAAGATAAAAAAGAAGATAGTTATAGAGGACAGGAAATATCGGGGGGTTCTTTAACTTCTGAAAATTATAATTCTGGAAATCAAACCTCCGCTATATTTGAAACTCAATTTTTAAACAAAACTGCAAATAAAGAAGCGTTAAGTGGTAAGTTTAGCGGTGGATTGTCTCTCGATACTACAAAATTTACCACTTTAACCAACTCTGGAGTAAATGACATAATATCTTCATACATTATGTCATATTCTAATAAAATAGAAACGATAGATGCCGAATTAATGGTTGGAAAAATACAAACAGCAGATAAATTTGAAACTCAATATACTGAAGAAGAACAAAAAATAATAAATCAATTCTTCTCTCCATACGGAAAACCCAAAAATCCAAAATGGACAGAAAATAAAGTTACTTATAAAACTAAAACTGGTGAAAAAAAGACAATTGAAAAACCAAAAGGCACAAGAAAAAAAATAGTCAGTAGGGGAGAATACATTCTTCCTAATTTTAATCGTATTAATTATATAGGAATAGTAGATGGGAAAAAAATAACTCTTCTTAATTCGATTATTGATACCGAGATGAAAAAAGTAGTAAAAAGAATTAAAGCGTTAAGCGATTCTAAGAAAAAAGGTAAAGCCTTTTATAAAACATATATTAAGGAGGTAAAACGCCTCAAATCATGGCTGAAATTAGAAATAGGAAAACTTAAAGAATGGCGTAAAGATACTATTACTGACCCAATGAAGGAATATGTGCAAGCAAAACTAGAAGATTTAAAAGAAAAAACTAATGTTACTGTTACTTCGACTGCCTTTACCAATAAAGATGCAAAAGAAGCATTTAAAATGAAGTTGAAACCGTATATCAAATCTACTTTTTCAGAAGCCCTTAGAGACTATGGGGCTTTATACGAAATAGAAATAATAATAGAAAAAATTATAACTAAATATGTAAAATATAAAACTGGAAAGAAAGACGAAAAGGGAAATGACATAATGGATAAACAGGATATAAAGGCGACAACTACTTATACTTTTCAATCTCCTTCATTAGTCAATGCTACTCATAGAATAGAAACAAAAGCCGCAAATATTGGACTTGACACTAAAGATAAACAAAGGTCTACTTATGGACAAAGATACGATAGCGGCGATATTAAATCAGCAAAATCATTTATAGACTCAACTAAAAGAGCATTTAAAACTTTAGAAAACTCATTGGCATAAGGTGAATAAGAATGGCAATTGCATCCTCCCCAAGCGACTATACAGCAATCAATGTTGATTATTCAACAGGTAGTGGGTATTATACTGACAAAAATGCAGTTTCTGATTTATTGCAAATACCTGCTTTTTCTACTTCTACATATCCAACTCAAGCGCAAGTAGGCGCAATAATTAAAAATATTGAAGGAATTGTAGATGAGAAGGTTAAGCGTTCCTATCGCCCTATTATCTATAAGAATGAGTTTCATAACTTTGAGTTTATTCGACACCCTATGCAAGCATACTATGGAGGCTATGTTGGCTTTGTTCAATTAGATACTTTAAAACTTAAAAAAGTAATTTCTCTTCAAGTTTGGCAAGGAAACAGTTATCAAGAATTAGCATCAGCACAAGCGAGCATTACACTTGATACTACTGGATATAAACACCTAAGAAAAATTACATTACAATTACCGAATAATGGTAAGACCTTTAATTTATTTTTTACTGGAGAAGGAGGAACAAATGCTGTAAATACTTTTGATTCTTCTTATGGTTCAAAGACCACAGCACAAGAAATTTGTCATTTAATTAACGAAGAATACCCATCTAAGACTGCTCAATTTACAGGGGCTAATGCTGAAAAGTTTAAAAATTCAGAAGAATCTTCTTCTTTTGCTATCTCGGATTTCTTCTATGCTTCAACAGACCCCGATAACGGCAACAAAATAAACATTTCTAGCCTTTTAGCGGGTGAAGATGGCTCGGAATGCACCCTTACCCTCACCGACAAAGCGGGTGAAACATCGAATACTTCGTCAGTTGCGTTCACCGACATGCAGGATATGAAGAGACTTGGTTCATTCTGGGCAATAGGGGATGAAGGGCGTATTTTCTTTTTAAGAGACTATCCATACCATACTCAAAATTCAATTATTTGCACTTATATTGCAGGAGATGGTCGAGTTCCGTCAAGTATTCATAGAGCAACAACTATGTTAGTTGCGGCAGAATTGCTTAGACATGACGACCAAACTATTTTAATCGCTGAAACTGGTGGCAACATCACCACGAAGGAAAAGTATGATATACTCACAAAAGAAGCGTATGACACGCTCAAGGGCAAAGCGGATTTGGTTTTCTTAATTGATTGAAGGTGAATGACATGAATTGGTTTGATATAATTAAAAAAGTGAACGAAGCAGAATTATTAGCAACTCTAAGGGGAGAGAATAACTCACCAAAACCACCACCTAAGCCTGATATGAATGCAAAACCTATCCCTTCCGCACCGGATTTAGAAATGGAACAAATTAAAGCAAAGTTGAAAGAAGCCCAACAATCAAATAATCAAAGAAATATTAAAATTTATACTAATAAACTTAATGCTCTTATGGATAAAAAATTAAGTGCTACTGCACCACCAATTCCTAAATCGGGGAATGTTGTTAGAAGGATGGAAAGAACACAATATGGTAGACAAGAACCTTTAGAAGTAAGACAGAAAACGGCGTGGAAAAATGTATTAAAGCCAAACCCTCAAGCATTAGAAGAAGCAAAAGAGGTAGCCCAACGAAACACCAATCAAAGTAATTCGCCTCCGTCAATACCAAAAAAACTTATCCATGAAAGACCAAACCATATTAGCGAGTATAAATGGAATAAAATGCAAAATGCAAAAAGACAGAGAGAGAAAAGCATTTATGGGTGATTAAATGTTTGATATGTCTCTTATTCAGATAAAAGAGTTTAAAAGATTCTTACATATTGAAAAAGAAAGGCAAAAAGCAACTCAAGAATTATCCGAAATTTTAGGAATAGATATATCTTTAAGCGATGAAGAAGTTATGCGAAACGCAGAAGAAAATTTTTCTAAAGCAATAAACGCAAAAATAGCAAAGGAAGTGAATGAATGGATGAAGTCAGTCTCCTTATAGATTTAGTAAGCAGCAATTGGTCTTCTTCCGCTACTACTTTACAGCAAGCCGGAACGATTACAGCCGACCATGTGGCTATTCCAAACTTTGTTGATGTAAGAACCCTACAAAAGAATAAAGGTGTTCGTTACGATTTGACTGCAAAAGATGTCATTATCTTTTTTGAAGACTCTCAAAGCCTAGAATACCCCACTGTTCACTTTGATGTTAGAAATGAAACATATTCATTTACTATGCACATAAGAACGATTCACGATGAAAGGGCAGGAACAGATGCTAATTTTGGCAGGGATAGGCTAAGGGCTTTATACTTGGTCGCCCGTCATGCACTTGAGCGTAGCCGAACCGGATATACTGCGAGTGATGGGTCTAAGTTTAATCAATTATTTGTTGGTTCAAGAAGTGAAAGTAATGACCGTAGTAAGCGTTTATTCGGCTATAAATTAACAATAGAAGCAAAAAGATTCGCATTAACACTCCCTTAGTAAGTTTGTAAAGGAAAGGAGAGAGATAACATGTCAGCAGAAGATATATTTTTAGGAAGCCAAGCCAGTTTAACCATGATTCCCGAAGTGGATTTGTATATACCATTAGACCACTCAAACAGCACTACAACCACATTAAGAGCGCATAATGATTGGGAAGCACATTTTTTAATGGTTACTAATTTATACACAGGTTGTATAGTTGAATTATATGACGCTGGCGGTGCAACAACTGTTATTTCTACTCATACTGTTACTTCAAATACTGAAAAGGATTTAATTATAAGTCCTGCTCATGGGCATACTTTGGCTGATGGTGACTTTATTCACATTAGAGGATATGGTGCGCCTTGTGTCGGGGAAGCGAATGGGGTAGTTAAAAGATTAAACGCTGATAATTGGCTTGGTCTTCTTGAAACTTCTTCTTTCCCGAATGTCGAAGTGGAAATGAAACAAATGAATCTTTCTCTCGGCGGCTCTCGAAACTTTACTCATCAATACAAGGGTATTGAAACTGCTTCTGGTGGAAACTTAGCATTAGTAGTTAATCATGGTGCTTTCTTATATTATGCTTTAGGTAAGTGTTCGGAAATTACTGCTACTTTTGGAAATCCTTCTGCTCGTTCTCCGACTGATTTACTAAATGCTCATGGAACACCCACTGTTGATGATAGAAGACATGTTTATCTTGAATCATCTAATTCAACAGGAGAACACACAGTTACAAGTTTCTTAGAACAAGGGCCAATTTTTTATAAAACCGCAAGAGCATCTGATACTTTAGTTCCGCCTTTACTTCATGGTTTTGATACTGCGGCAACTTCTGAATTATTAAATAGAACCACTTCAACTGCTACTGCATTAGCAACCCCAATTACTTATAAGTTTGAAGAATCAAATGGAGAAAAATTACCTTCCTTTGCTTTAGAACAAACTATGGCTAAGTCTACAACATTAACTACTAATGCAACTGATGGTGCTTCGGAAGATACTACCTTTGTTCGTATTGCTAGAGGAAACCGTGTAAATACTTTGACAATGACCGCTAATGAAAATGAAGAAGTTAAAATGACTTTGGATTTGAATACAAGAGCAGTTCACACATTAGACCAAGATGAATCTTATGAAGCAAGAGGCGGTATTTCTGATAATCGCCAGTTGTTTAACTTTGAACAAGCCAATGATTCAAGCACTACTGATAAAGATGTTGAACTTTTAGAACCTTTCTTCTTTTCAAGTGGGCTATTTAGTGTCTTTGGGCAACAGTTCCTAAAGGTTACAAACTTAACTCTTACTATTAATAACAATCTACAAGATAAGAGATTCATTGGTGTGGGTAATAAGTCAATCAAAGAAGCAATTCCTGCACAAAGAAACTATGAAGTTGCTTTTACCGCTATGGTAACTGATGACAAATTATTTGAAGAATTGTTAAATCAAACAGAAGTAGGAGACACTTCTTCAACCCTTCTTACTTTACAATTCGATAAAGCCAACGGTGAACAAATTTTAATCAAATTACAAGATTACTATTTAAGTGCTGCTAATTTTACTATACCTGATGATAAAGGCCCAATTACCGTAGAAGGAACTGTTATGCCAAGAACCTTAAACTCTTGCACAGTTAAAACACATTGGGTTTTACAGGGGTGATTAAATGGTTTCAAAAGCAGAAAAGGGAATTTTAATTCAAGGAAGATTAAAGGCGGCTTCTAAAAAGAAACCTGCTAAGAAAGATACTCCAAAGGTGACTCCAAAAAAGGAATCTAAATTAGAGTAATCATATTCCACCAACACACCGTTTGTTTGTTTGTTGGTTTTTGAAGGTGGATAATATGTTAAATAATAAGAAAATTGTAACGAATAAGAGTGCTTTATTTGCACTTGTAGAAGCGAAGGAACACTTTATTAAAGTGTCTCCCGAATCAGATGAATATTTAAAAGTCTGGATTAAAGAACCTACTTGGCTTGAAGCCGAGAAAGCACTTAATTCAGTAATGAAGATAGACCAAAGAACACAGTCTTTTGATATTGACTTACAAGCCATGTATAGATATATGGTTGAAAACTTTATTGAAAAGACTGAACCATCACTTTCAACCCTCGATATGCTTAGAATAAGCCCATATGTCGGGAATCAATTAAAAGAAATACTTCCTAATCCTATGTCTATGATGCAGGAGGATGAAGAAAAAAACGAATGATTAGAGATACATTAAAGGGTAAAGAATCAAACCCTAAATTAATATCTCTAATTACCGTTTATTCTCTATCTAAGGCTTTAGGAATAAGTCCTTTAGAAGTATATAAAATGCCAATAACTTTAGTTAAAGAATTACTATCCGTTCATATGCAAGTAGAATTATTAAAATCTGAAGAAATGGACAGAATGCAAAAAGAATCGGAGAGGAAAATGCGTGCCTGAAATAGATGATGTTGTTTCTTCTATGGATGGTTTAACCAAAGCCACTTTACGCTCAGGTATCGAGTTTAAGGGTTTTACTAAATCAATTACATCAGTTGCCGCTTCTACGGAAGGTGCGGGTAAGGCTTGGACTACATTTAGTCGTTTAGTTTCGGGAACGCCTTTATGGGCTTTTCAAAATAAAATGAGAGCATATCTCTCAATTATTGCAGGTTTTGAAACTCGTTCAAAAGCAAATTCAGAAAGGGCTTTAAAGGAACAAAAAATATTAGTTGATTCGGTAAGAGGATATAGGAAATTATCTGATGAATATGCTAAGTTAAATGACATTATGTATGAAGTCGAAAGAACATATATTAGCACAAATCAGGCTATGGCTGATGGATTGGCTTTGGTTCAAGATGATAATGCTAAGACAGAAAAATCAGAGAGTATAAAAAATAGTGTTGCTAGAACAATAAATAACTTAAATGATGTTACAAAAGACCAAATTAAGCAACAAAGATTGCTTGGTGATTTAGTAGCAAAGGGTAGCAACAATAAAATAATAAAAAGAGAAACAGATGCTCTTGCGAGGATGGTAAGAAAAGAAGAGTCTATGAGGAATACTATTGGTCTTTTGAAACAAATAAGTGATGAAACTTTAGACGCGTTAAAAAACACAGAAGTTTACCAAAAAGTTCTTTTAGCAACAAATGATGAAACTCTTGCTATCCAAAGAGCAAAAAGAGTTTTAGATGGTAAAAAAGAAATACTAGATAAAGAACATTCATTGAGAGTAAGAGATGCTAAAAGAGCCTATGCTTTAGATGAAGAAAGAGTCAAAATAGCAATGGAGATGGCCGAAGAACGAGCAAGGGACATTGCGGGATTAACTAAACGCCAAATGAATAAATCAATTCGGAAAGGGCGAAAATCGGCAAAAAAGGGAATGCAAAGACAAATGGCAGGTGAAATGAGCGAAATTGCCAGTGATGACCTTAGCGATGCACTTACCGGAATGAGAAAAGATTTAGTCGGCACTATGAAGAATATTCTTCCAATTTTAGGGCCAATAACTAAAGGCTTTGCTGTTATTAAACTTGGTTTCAAATCTTTAGATATTAGAAGCATGACTGCCGCTAAGTTTCAAGGGAAAATTGCAAATCTAATTAAAGTAGTTGGCCCGATATTTAAAATGGCTATGCTGTATTTTATATACGCTATATTATTTATTGTCGCAGCCGCAGTCATATTCGCATATCTTAAAAAATTCTATGACATTTTAGAACAAATGGGATTAATTGTAGAAATTAAAAAATTAGGACAAGACGCTTTTGAAATAGCAAGAACAATATACAAAGCGATTATGAGTTTCATTGGTGGCGATTATACTGCTATGCTAGACTATATAGCAATAGCATTAGATAAAGCCATAGCATTTGCGTTAAAAGCGAGCGAAGTCTTATTGAAAGTTGCTTGGGTTGCACTTTTAGCAGGATTTGATTTAATTGTTGATTTCTTTGTTAAACTTAAAAACGACGAAGTTTTTAGAAAGAAAGTGGGAGATATTATACTTAAAATAGGATTATTCCTTGTTGCTGTTCTTGTTATCCAAATGTTAGTAGGCATGGCTTTAGCCGCACTTTCATTCTTAGCCTTACCTGCCTTAATTGTAGTAGGTATTGCCGCTATGCTTGTTGTTCTTTGGGCTAGGTTCGCTGAACCAATTACCAAAATGGCAATACAATTTAAAAATAAAGTTGATAGTTTCTTAGTTTATGTGGAGAAAGGACTAGATTTATGGGTAAGAATGTTTAAATTTATTTACATGGGTGGTGCTATTAAGGCTTTAGCAAAAGCAATAAAACCTAAAAATCCTTTTAAGAAGGCTATGGGTGGAACAAGTCATGGCGGAATGACTCTTGTTGGAGAACAAGGGCCGGAATTAGTTAATTTACCAGCAGGGGCGCAAGTTAAGACCAACTATCAAACAAATAGAATGATGGGTGGAACGACTGTCAATAACTATATTACTATCAACGCAAGAGATACTTCTAAACAAGAAATGAAAAGGAATTGCTAATGAGTTAAGTAATATGATTAATATGAAAGATTAACAGAACAGGTTCTTCTAGAACAATGAGGTGATTAAATGACATATGTATATCTTAAAACACAAGCATTTAGTGGAACTGATTTACAAATAAATACTATTCCCTTAGAAGTTACTAGTGTTGGTGTTTCTGTAACTAAAACAATTCCTTCTTTTCCAGTGCCTTTATCTGGAGTAGCGGCAGGAGAATCAATTACCTGCCTGCATTAGATTTAGGAATGGCTACCTAAAAGTATTTCATCTACAAGGGAATAATTAGAGATACTCAAATTAAAAAAACAAATGTGAACAATGATACATTTGTAACTTTTACTGCCCATGAAATAGCACAGATGATTGCCGCAGGTGTAGATTCAACGGGATTTGCAAAAAATCAAGCATTTTCAGAATTAGTTATTTTAATGCCTTCTTTTGTAAGAAGTGATTATCAACTAAGTGGCACTTGTGACATTACTGCACATAAAACTAAAACCGATTGTGAAGCCGCAGGGGGAACTTGGACAGCAATAAATACAAATGAAAGAAGTAATGGTGTTAATATACCATTAACTTTTGGTTCTAGAGGTAATTCGCAAAGTAAGGATAATTTAGGTGTTCCAACACCATTTTCAAAGTTTCCCGATAGTGAAACAGATACTGGCCTTACTGGTTTTGTGAGAACTTTTTCTTTTAATCTTGAAGCGGAAGCATTTGAATTAACTTTTAATTTAGATTTTGAAGTGGCAGTTGTTGTTCCTTGAGGTGATTTAAATGTATGATATTTTAACAGGAAAACAAAGGGCTTTGGTTTTCCCCGTTATGTGTAATGGGCATGTTAAAATAGATTACTCGGAAAATGTGCCGGATTCTGCTGATGATGTAGGATATGGTATTTGGTCGCATAGTGGAGACTTTACTTTTGAAGCAATAGTTACTCCCTATGACATAAATGGTGCTTTTGATACTACTTTAAGAGGTAGGACTCTTACTGCATCAACTAAAATTATGCCTAATAATGGACATGAATCCACATTAACTAACTTATCAAAGTGAAAAATATTTACCCGTTGCTGATAGAATTACCCACGAAATGAGAATATTTTCTAGCACCAATTTTTATATTTCATTAAAAAACGCAACTACAACAACTGCTAATCAACCCGCAGAATATAAAATATTAGTGGGTGTTAAATTAAGTAGTGGGGCTGTTCAAGAATTTTTAACTGACAGTTCTGTTATTTTACCTTCTAGAACTAGGTCTTGGGTCTATTCTAGCGATAGTGATTATTACGGCATTAATGCAGATGGTAGAGTTGAATACGACCAATTTACCACTGTTAATCCAACGGACAATGATAACAATGATGTAATTACCTGTTCATCTATTACTGCTAACATGATGGTAGCAGGAGAAGAAGTATTCATCATTGAAGGAGGCATTTTTACTTCGATAGGGGCGGTAGAATCAATAGATGCAAGTCTAAATACCATCACGCTCACCAGTGCATACAGTGGCACTCTAAGTAGCACAACTAAACTTTTCCGTAAGACTTATGCCGACCCGACATACATTAACAATTCATTTCATATTGCTTGCACCTATGCTGAATCACCTAAAGAATTAAAAATATACTTTAATGGTTTATTAGTTAAATCAGGAACTCATGCACAATCTGGAACATTTTCATTTGAAGATGAGGATTTATTTATTGGGGCTAATGGTAGTGGGGCTGACGGTAGATTTAGTGCGACCACTAATAAGCAGTTTATGGGCGAAATCCATGAAATGTGTTTAACTTCTGTTATTCGCAGAAGGTTTCCGTCTATTACTAATTTACTACCAAATTATAACGATACATTATTTTACTTTAGATTTGAAGAGGTGGACTTATGACATTAGATTTATTTAAGACTGGCTCAACATCGGAATATAATTTTGATGTTCCCACTAATCCACTAATGACAACTCAATCTACATTTAGTAGTGATAAGATTTTATTTGCTGCTATTTATACAGATGATAGTGAAGAGAGTGTAATTTCGGAAATAGTAAGTGGTGCTACACTACAAGGCGAATATGAAAACTTATCCGTAACTAAGGGATATAATATACGCTGTTTTGATACCGTTTCTTCAACTGGTAAGGACTTAGCATCCATAGCCTCTACAATAAACGACTACTACTATTTTGTTTTGGTTCACTCCGACAACCACTTAAAACATCACTTTGCTAGAATTACAGAAATTAAAAACAGCGATGTATTGGGTGACTCTTTCGACTTTGAGCCAAAATTAGGAAACGAGATTGCTCAAGGAACTAAATTTAAATTATTCAAAGGGCCAGCAATTACTTCAAAAGCAGTTGCTTTTTCTGCCGGAATAAAAGCAGATTTACAGAACAACTTACATGTTGCAAGGCCACATTTTTGGTTTGTTAATACACTGGATAAGAAAAACCAATTAGACCATAATACAAAATACTTTGCTCGAATGAACGAAGGCTTGGGTGCGAGCTGTTACATTGAATGCTGCTCATAAAGTAACTTTTGTTACTGTTACTGATTATGAACAAACAGTGGTAGATTACAGTAAATATTCTTTAAAGGCGACTATTTCAGATAATTTGAGAACTCAAGATGCAATAGCAACCTATACTCTAAATGAAAGCCAAAGCGGAAGTGGAAGTGGAGTTACACCTGCATTAGCAACCCAAGACGATACAAATTATGATTTATTTGCACCAAACGCAAGAAGAGATACTGACGATTTAATAAATAATACTGCTGCTTATTCGTTTAAAGGCCCAATCAGATACTTACATTACGATTATTCTCCAACAAAAAATAACTCAACAAACAATATTGTAGATTTAGAACTAGAAGAATCCATTGGTAAAAAAAGCAGTTATGCCGAAATTAAAATTGCAGATTCTTATAGAATACTTTCTAAGAAAATAAATACCTATGACCCATTAAGAGTTCGCCATATGGTTCATAGGGGTGACTTTAACGACTGGGTTTCTTTTGGTGCTAGTATTGGCTCATTTACTGACACTAATGTAAGCACTCAATCACAATATGCAATTAACACACCAGTTGATTTGACTACCTATTTAAATATCAATGATGAAGTTTTAATAAACTCAAGAGTAATGGTAATAGTTGCAGTAAGCGCAACTGATATTAGATTTAGTAGATATAGTAGATTAGAATCAGAATTAAATTTTAGTATAACTACTGACTTAGATGATATTTCGGCAGATACTATTATTTACAGAAGAGCATGGAATAGACTAGATAGCACTCTTTTAACGGGAATGAGAATGCTAGACAGCAGACAAGACTCTTTATATCTTTCTTTAATTAGTAATGAGTTTTCTTTACTGGAAGTAGGAGTTACTTCCTATATTGGAGAAACTGGGCTACTTACTCTTTCTTTTGAAAATCAAGGCTACGATAACATAAGTGCTTTAGATAAAATGACAGGACAATATATCATATATAATGAAAAATTAAATGGTAGAATTACTCGATTAAAACAAGAAAAAGAAAATGGACAAACTATAATGATAGTTGATGGTGCTGATAAATTAAGAGAACTACTTGACCCAATTATAGAAAAGAATACATTATTCTCAAAGGACATTGTTTATTCTACCAACAGCCCATATAATAAATTAACAGCATTAGGAATAAATATAACTACTACATTTGGTAGTCGTAGTGCAACATTAAGTGGTAGTGTATCATTAACAATAGGAGATAAAATCTATGCTAAAACGGCAAGTGGAACAATAGTATATTTAGGATATGTTTACCAGACCCTTTCTGGAGTATCAGGAACAGTAATGAGTTCATTAATTTTTCAAAGGCTCAAGTGGCTGCAAAAGCAGCATATAAGACATCAACAAAATACACTGTTTTTAACAAAGCCCTTTCTTCTAATTCCTTTGTTTCTTCTGCAACTAGCCTTTATGGAACAGCAAATAAGGGTCTTTTCTTTGAAAGTGGAAATAAATTAGTTGCAGGGGTAGAGGGAGATAGCCTTGTTGGTTCATCAATAAATACAGACAATCCAAATGCGAGGGGATATTATTTAAGTGAAGCAAAGAACATAAAATCGGATAATCCTTTTCAAGCAAGATTAGATGATAATGCTTCTAGTAAGTCCTATGCTACTTTTGATACTGTGAATACTTTAATAGATTTTAACATATTATCTACTCAAGAAATAGATGGAAACCAAGTTATAGAAATAGCCCCCCATATACCTTTGGCTCTTGGAAGAGTAGATATTAATTATGGTAATACCCAAGATACTACTTTCACTTCACTTGCAACTGTTTCAACTGATATAACATCACAAAGGTATATTAGAACAACTGTTGCTACTTCGGAACTGTTAAATTCTATTCCTAAAGTTCTATCCTTAAATTCTAAACCAAGAAAATATCATGGCAACGCAATATATGTAGATGAAATATTTGCTGGTTTTATGACTATTGCTGTTTTACAAAGTAATGGAACTGACATTTATATTTATCTTGATAGAGAAGTAACTACTTCACAAGGTTCTACTGTTTCAGTATTAACGGATTATCATAGTTCAAGCATTTTTGAAAGCAGTAAATTAACACATGAATTATCATTACTCAATGGCGCACACTTACATGGTGGTAAAGTAATAGCCTTATTGAATTCAGTAAGAGGTAACTCAAGTGAAACATTACATTTAGATTTTCCTTTATTATACAACGGAGGAACATATGCTTTAACTAATTCAGATAGATTCGGAAGTCCTTATTATAGAATTATTAATATGGAAAAAGGAAATGTGTCACATATTAGGCCAAATATCACTACTATAAGTGGACTTAAATCAATTTACAATAAAAAATTAAGTAAAATCCCATATTATGCCTCTTCTTACAAATTTAATCCTGCTCACTATATTGACAGCGTATTAGAAAGAGAAATAATAGGAACAGATAAGTTTGATATAAATAGTTGGAAACACACTCTTATTGAGAGTCGAGGAAACTTACCTCCAAGCGGTTCTAATTTTTTTGATGTTAAAGTTGTAAAAGATGGCGGTTCATTACCATTTACTAATTTTCACTTTGAACCAAGAGAGCACGAAAGTTCAACCTCTACTACACATGAAAAAACACCATTTGCAGTAAAAGATTTCTTACTACAACCAGACCAAAAGGTTTCTAGAATGTTTTTGTTTATTAACTCGGATTTAGAGCCATATTCTTCTACTAGAAAGGATAGTCTTTTATACCCTAGTCAAACTAGAAAAATAACAAACTATAATATATTTGCACTAAGTCAAAATTCTAGCATCAATTCAAGTGAAACTAAGGACAATTCAGGAGTAGTTACAAATAGAATTTCTTTTAAGGATGGCGACTATTCTTCTTCCTCGATACTATCCAGCGAAAAAAACCTTTCTGATTTAACTAGATTTGGTATGATGCGATTAACTGAACTTTGTTTCGACTGGACTCTTAATCAATTTGACCCAGAAAATCCACCGGATAAAGAAACAACGCTACCCATATTTTATTATTATTCACACGACCATTCTTCAAATTTAGGAACATTACATGCAACACAAGATAGCAACCTTAAACTTTTGACATTTACAGGTGATGTTTCTGTTGCTGATGGTGATTTACTATTAGATAGTCACGGTAGATTTATTGGGGTTTGTGATGGGGCTAGTGATGGAACAGATGATAATATAGTATTGTTACATGAAAATAGATATAATACAGATGGAGTTTCTCATAATACTGCTACTAATGCAATATATAAAATCACTAATACTAATGAGGCTAAATTTACAGGAGTTGGAGTTAAAGATTCATTTGTTAAAAGACACGAAGAAATTCATATGCACAAAGGAGTCGTTTTAAATAGTGTTTCAAGTTCGGATGGTGCTGGTAATGGATATTCACAAAATGAATGGGAAGCCACTTTTGGAACACATTTAGGAGTTTCTAGTTCTAATGCAAATAAAAAACACAACTTAATTAATCCTGTAAATATAGGTGGAGATTTTGAACTAATAGATTCTGCTGGCACTGACAATGTTCACAGTTCTAAATTACTAGAATTATTTGATGGTATACCAATCATTGATGGAAGTGGGGCTGCTGATGGTAATGCTTTATTTATGCAATATTGGCTACCTATTTTCTTAGATAGGTATTCAATAGAAGACGGAACTCAATTAGTTTCTTCTGGAATGGTTGGTTCTCACATTAAAGCAACGACTAAACACAAGGATAGTGCTACTAGTGAAAGTGAAACTTATGGAATAATAGGACATTCATTGAACACTAATTTCGCAAATGTGGAAACACAAGGGGGAACGGCAATAAGTGGTTCTGATTTAGATAAACTAGCCGATGGAGTATTTTTAGGATTTAAACCAAGACTAAAATCACCTTCATCTTATTCTTCTACTGCTAAAACAATTGGAAATCAAGATATTTTTAGATATAATATAGCCGCTTCTGATGAATATTCTTGGCTAAAGTTTGTTAATTTGACGGGAACATATTTAGCAACTGGTGGGTTTTACATTGACTCAACAGGAAGTAGTGCTAGCATATCTGCTGCATTATCCGAAACTTACGGTTTAAATAATAATGCACAAGCAAATATACCTTATGTTATTTCACATGAAATAGACCATAGTAACGGAACAGAAACCCATATTATAGTAACTGACTTACAATTGACAGCAAACGCGTGGTATAGAATATTACAACCTAATCACACTTGCACATATGATTTTAGCCCAAAGGAAATAGAATTGAATACTCTTTCTTCCTCTTACACTAAAATGCCTTATGCTAATGATGTTTATAAGCAAACTAATAATTATGCTTTACATAAAGCAACGGGAGATAGAACTTTACAAGGCAATAATGAGGGTATTCTTTCAATGTATGTTGTCATTGATATTGAAAATGCTTCTGGGCAAAAAAGAAACATCGTTCCAGCCGCAAGTTTAGACGATATGTTAGAAAACAAAAATGGTAATTTTTGCGTAAGTGATGGAAATAATACTTACTCTACTAATTTTTCCTTTGTTAAAAAAGGAGGGAATGTAATAGGGAATACTATTTCATTTGATACTATACAAGAAACTCTCGGAGTAGTTTCTGTTTCCGAAATTACTTCAATTACAGTTGGTGGAGAATCTCCTATTGATACTAATGCTAAAAGGGCTATGATTGGTTCTGTTGTAAGTATTTGTAATGAAACTGAAGATATAATAGAAGAGTTATTTGAAGAACAAAACACTTCTTTTGATATAACAAGAGAGGACTATCCTTTATTTTTAGCACCTAATTTTGATGGGGTGAGTTTGTTTGAAGCAATCAACTTCTTATTGCAAAAGAAAGATAAAACTTTAGTTCAAACAGAAGATACATTCACAATTAAAAACAAAGAGAGTTCTGACTTTTATACTAATCTACTCATTAGTGATAATGGAGACATTAGAATATATGAATACGATTTATTAGATAGCACCTTTGAAGAATACAATGAAATTATAGTTCACGGAAAATCACATAAGTCTAAAAGAAGAGATATGAGAAGCATTAACAAAATAGGTAGAAAATCACTAAAAGTGTTTGAAAGAAAATTAACCACTCAAGAAGAAGTAGATACAAGAGCAAAGGAACTTCTTAGACTACATTCTGGAGATAATACCAAACTTAGAGTAACAGTAGGCCATGCTAATATAAGCCAACTTAAGGTCGGAGATATAGTAGAAGTGGAAATAAAACAAGAAAACATTCCTAGAAACCAATATTTAGTTCTAGAAATAACCCATGCTCTTACAGGTTTAATGGAATTGGAACTAGGAAAATATAATACTCAGATGGAAGATAGATTTTCAGAATTGGCTATTGATATAAACACCGCCCAAACTCAACAAAATGCTAAATCTAATGAATCAAACATCGGTCTTGGGTTCTTAGATTCGATTAAAATTAAACCAATGCGCCTATTAGTTCGTAAAAGAACCACTACTGGCGGAGTTACACTTGGTTTCACGACAGCGTTAAATACCGGAAGCACCCCACTTGGATTTACAAGTGGCGCATCAATCACCTATACTGACTTAGTGGAGGAAGAATTTTGATAACTGACTTATTACGAAACAAACTTGCGGCTTACATTGTTGAATTAATTGATGGAACAAATCAAGGTTCTGCTGATTTAGGATTAGGTGGCAATTCAACAAGTCCTGCCGCAACTGCTTTAGATGTTCCCTTAAATATTACTCCTTCTCAATATGTAGCAACTCGTTCCGATGATAATGTTGTTGAGATAAAACTATCCGTTGAAGGTTCAAATATCACAGGTAAGGTTATTCGAGAAGCAAGTTTTGGCGCAGATGATTCGGGAGATTCTTTTGACGATGCCGCAGCATTTATGTTATCAAGAGTAGCATTTGAAGGAGTTGGCCCGTTTGCAGCAAATGAACAAATAGAAATATTTTTAGTATTAGAGGTGGAATAAAATGGTAGAAAATAACCCGCACAAAATTTCAACAATGGGACAAGGTGGTTCTTTAGCCGGAATTACTGACGCTTCTGATTTTCCTCATACTGGTTTAATCAAAGGTCTTTCTCAAATGGCAAGACAAAACCTAGTAGTTAAGAACAACTCAAATGATTTTGATATTACTCAATCAACGGCTAATGGTGGAACAGTCGCAGTATCAGCAGGAACATACCTTAGAGATGGAAAGAAATATGTTGCTCAATATAAAACAGGAACAACTTCTGCATCATTTACATTTAATGCAAGTGAATTAATTACAACATACGATAAAGGTTATCATCTTGTTGTAGTTGATGAAAATAATTTCATTCTAATAAGAAAACCAACAGCCGCAAATAAAGTTCCCGACTATACTTCGGGAGATACTATTATTGCTATTGTTGAATACTCATCAACTACAAGTAGTGGCGCAAGAAATGTTCAATATTTGACAACAGATAAAACAGAAAATAGTGTAAGTATTGCTTATGAAAACTCTAATGCTTACACTGAAGTAAGTTCAATTACTGGAACTAGTGACGGTTTATTTATTTCCGGCATAGGGAGTGTTACTCCCGCCGCAAATGGTTCAGATAAAGTTATTATTCAAGACGCAAATGCTTCCGATGTAATTAAATCAGTTACAGTTGCTCAAATTAACGCATTAGCACCTCAAGGAGATATTACTGGCGTTGATTTAACCGATGGAACAGGTATTGGTATTGCTTCGGAAGCGAATACTGCTAGTGGAGCATATTCCGCTACTATTAATTTAGATTTGACAGAAATTACCGTAAGTGCTGGTTTGGATAATCCCGCCGCCACTACTCTTAATTTAGATTTAACAGAAGTTATTGCTAATGATGGTGCTAATAGAGTTCTAACTTCCGATGGAGACGGAACATTAACTGCTCAACCAGAATTATTAGTAGTGGAGGGTTTGGTTTCAATAGAAAATGCATTGGCTTTAGGTGCTTCGGGAGTAACGCAATATGATGGAAGCACTTCTTTGCTTGTAGTGGATGCTTCTAGTAATAGTAACACCATTACTCTACCTGCGGCGGTATCTATTGAAAGTAGAGTTATTATAATTAAAAATGTAGATACTTCTAATTTAACAGTAACTACTCAATCCTCGGATAAATTTGAGGATAACCGTGTTGGTGAGGATTATAGACAAACCGATGTAAACAACTTAAAATTAAGACCTCTAGAATCTGTAATGTTATATGCAATAAGTGATTCTTTTTCAGTGGATGGAAGTTCCTTGACTAATGGATATTTAATTATTGATAGAGAATATGAACACCCCAACCATACAGGCGAAGTTACTTCTAGTGCCGATGGTGCTACTGTTATTGCTTCTAATGTTGTTGATGAAGACAACCTTAAAGTTTCTAATACACCAACAAACGGATATTTTCTACAAGCCCAAAGTGGTGCGGCAGGTGGTTTAACTTGGGCGGCTGTTTCTTCAAGTAGTGGTGATATTGAAGGAATTACAACTGCTTCTAATAGTGGTTTGGCGGGTGGTGCTACAACTGGAACACCAAGCCTAAGTTTAGATATAAATAATTTAACTGCTGAAGCAATTGCGAGTGGAGATACAATAGCATTTAATGACAGTGGAGACAATGGCATACATAAAGAGTCAATTGATGACATAGCAACTTTGTTTGCGGGTGATGGTCTTACTGCTTCAAGTGCAGTAATAGCAGTAAATGTAGATGATTCTACTATTGAAACAAATAGCGATACCCTGCGGGTTAAAAATAATGGAATTGGAACACAACATATTGCCGATGATGCAGTTAATAGTGATAAATTAGCAGATGATATTATTATTGCGTCAACATTGGAAGTAACAGGAACTACTATTTTAAATGATGATTTAGTAGTAGCCCCAACTAAAACCCTTCTTGCAACAAGACTACCTGTTGTTGCTTTAACCGCTTCTACTACTTTAACCGAATCAGACCACGCAGGTAGATATGTTTTTGTTACAGGGAGTAGCATTGTTATTACAATCCCCGACAATCAAGGTGCAGGTGTTCATTTCACTATTATCAATAATGACGGTAATGGTTTTACATTAAGAACTAATAGTGGTAGTGGTGCGGGTGATAACATGAATGGCGCACAAACTGATATTGCAGTAGCGGCTCGTAATGGTGTTACTTGTATTTCAACCGGAACTGATTATGTTGTTTTGGGGGTATGAGTTTGTATCTCGCTATTGCTGGTTCTTGCGCTGAACAAAAGGCTAATGCTGTTACTGTTAATACAGACTTATACAATTTGGCTTCTGTTAAAGCCATACATGAAACTGCCGGAAACAATGCAGTAGGAATTAACTTTAACGCAGGTGCGGCTAATTCGGCATGGCTAACTGGTATGCAAGTAATAGGCACAGACATGTATATTTCAAATAGAGGTAATAATAATAACTTTGATAGCACACATGTATTATTTTCAAAGTTACCAATTAGTTCTACTGGAAACGGGGCAGTTGTAAGACAAAACCCTACGGGATTAAGTATAAACAGTTGTGAGGGTTTTGGTTTGGATAGCACCGCAACAAAAATAATTATTGCCGACCATCACGCAAATAGAGTAAGAAGTGGGACTCTCTCTCAAAGTGGTAGTAGTTTAACAGTAACTCTTAATGGTAGTTCTTTATACGCAGGTGGTGGAATTAGATACGCTCGTTGGAATGATGATGGTTCTAAGTATTACTTCGGCTACCAAAATGTTCCGCTTAATGGTAAATCGAAAATTAAACAATATTCAACATCAACAAATTATGTAGTTCAAAACAGCGATACATTACTTGGTAGCGTTGATTTACCACATGACATTATTTCTGACTTAATTTTCAATTCCGATGGCACTAAGATGTATCTTGCTGAACACGATGGATATATTCACGAATACGACCTATCAACTGCTTACGATATTACAAGTGGAACGCTCGTTACTACACTTGATTTGACTTCTTTCTATGGCACTATCGGTTCATCTCCGTGGTGGCCGAGTAGTAACACTGGAAACGGATTTTTTCCTTTCCGGTATATCTTGGAATGCTGATGGTAGTAAATTATATGTAAGTAATATATATGCTTCTACTTTACAATCTAAAGTTAATGGAACTGTTAATCCTGCCACAGTTACCGGAGATGGCGGAACAAGAACCAATACTATGCCGGTTATTGAACTTAGAGTGCAATAATAACTAAAGACGGTTGATGTGATACTATGAATATTAATGAAATGATTTCAAAAACACTATTATTATTAATAGTAGTTTCTTTTCCTATTGCTATGACAAGCATTCATTATTTAATGTGCGAGGTGTGTGGTTAATGATTCCTTTATTTTTTGCTTTTACTATTAGTTTTATTTTTGGGTTTATGATGCTTTGGTTTTTATCTGAAGATTTATTCAATTAATTGGCGAGCGTGACAGGAATCGAACCCGTATCTTCGGCTTAGAAGGCCAAAATGCTATCCATTACACCACACGCTCAATTAAAAAACGAAGAAACTATTAACTTAGTTTTTGAAAAAAAAATCCATAAAAAAAAGGACAGGCTGACCCGAAGGCCAACCTATCCTAAATATTTTTTACTTTGTAGTTACACTCCAAATACCAAAACACTCTCTACATTCCCAAAGTTTCTTTTGGTCGCTAGACCCGACATAGAAACCCAATATACGCTTCGCAAGAGTTTTCTCTCCGCAATACTTACAAGTTTGCTTTAAACTCATTTTTGCTCGCCTTCGTTATTATCCCCAAGTAGTCGCTTAATGTATTCATCTACGCTGTGTTCAGTGATATTAGAACCACCAAACGCTGCAAAGAATAATAGCGAAACTACTATCAAGAAAATAAATAGGCCAAACCATTCTGCTGTGGACATTACCAATCAACTCCTAAATCTATAAATTCTTCTTTTTCAATAGAGAAGGCTTTTACAATACCATTCTCTTTTCCATATCCCCACAAGTCATATACTAACTGTGTGTCTTTCATGCAATACTCTACTACTTCATCATATTTTCCCATTTTCCATAACTTAGGTGCATCTGCACTATCCATTAACTTTGAGTCATCCATAGTGCATTTAACTAAGTTTTTGAGTTGAAATCTTTCACCATGACCCTTAAGTAATTCTTTACTTGTGTCAATGTATTGTTCGTTGTTCAAATACTTGTGAATACAATAAATATCCATAGAGTCTCTAAGTATAGGCAAATCAAACGCCACAATGTTGTGTCCTAATAACTTGCCACCTTTTTGAAAATGGTCGTCTAAGTCATACTTTAACTGTTGTAGTGATTTAATAACATGGCCGCTTTTTGCGAAAGTATCAACGGTTTCATCCACATAGACTGTTCCTGTATTCCCATCCCATGTTGCCACTGTTGATACTTGAAACATATGAGTATTACCAAATCCCCCTATTTCGTGAGACATATTCTTAGTCTCAATATCTAATGCTAATACAGACATAGCATCACGAACCATTAGACCAAAGTTTTGAAATCTTCGCACTTTCTTCATCAACGGGTTCTTCTCCGCCAATCCTTCGCTTTAAGAAAGCAACGATGTTTATATTGCCAACTGATAGCATACTACAACATTCCCAACCTTCATCACCGTATGTGTCCAGTGTTTCAATTATTACTTTTGGCCCTTTTGTTATGTCAAAAACGACATATATATTTTCGTATTTCATACTTTCACTTCCTTTAGTTTAATGTAGTTTTGCCTACCTTGTTTTTTGAGTTCAAAATTCATTTGGACTTTATCTTTAAAATCTCTATTTACCTGAGCATTAGATTTTTTAACAACTTTGCACATTTGAGAGATATACAACTTTCGATTAACCCACCCGTCTTCTGTCTTTTTAGCCATCTCTTCGTATTTTTCCTTGAATGGCTTTGAATTGAAAACCGGAGAGGTCATTCGCTTCTCCTTTAGGCTTCGTTCAAGCCATTCTACCAATGACATATAACATTGTCGGGTGATAGCCCCTGCCTGTCTAACATTTTGCCCCGTAACATGAAACATCTTTGATTTATCCTTAATATAAGGTGCTTGAGCAATTGAACACAATACTGCTAATTTAGAGGTAGTGATATACAATCGGTTAATAAACAAGTTTGCTACCTCTCTTACAAACAATCCACAGTCATTAATGTAACCTACCATGTTCTCATATTCCAAATCCAATACATCGTTTGCTGAATCAGTATAAGTCATCATATTACATTTAGTTTCTATTTCTGATTTGCCTTCTTTCAATTCTTCTTCATATCTTTCTAATACCAAATCATACATTTTCATAAACTCATCTGAAAACTTATCCATTGGGCCTTGTCTGTCTTTGAACTTACCAAACTTAGCAATCTTTTTCTTTCGTATGTTATGCTGAATTGCTTCGGGAACTTCTCGAATATAACAAAGCATTCTTTGTAGTAGTCCGGTTTCTGTCATAATTCTACTTAATTCAGTTGGTGGATAAGTCATAGCCAATACAGAACGCTCTCCAAATGTCTCAACAATATCTCCTTCTTTCAGTTGCTTTTTCATTACCCAAGAATCACCATGTAATGTATTTAGCATTGTATTCAAAAATACAACCATATCCACTTGATGAGAATTAGGGCTAAAAATACCAGACCTTTCAAACTCATCCCAATGGGCTAAACCACTTCCTTCTAAAGCACCGTTCATTTTAACTGAAATCTTCTTTCCAGTTAAACGGGAGTTTCCATTATCATCTGTTTCCATTTCGTCTTGTAGCGCATAATGCCCAACAAGTGCGGCTGATGTTGCTACTTGAACAGAAAATACATCAAAGTGTTTTCTTGCATAGTGCATAATGGCATTACCATCAGCGTCTTTTTCAATATTACCATTTGCATCTTTTAGTGGCACTTCGACATTTAAGTTAAAGGGGTGCTTTTGTTTAGCATTTATCTTTTCAAAAACACTTCTTGCAATAGGTTGAACAAAATTAGACAATACTGTTTTACCTGTTCCAGATGTTTGTATTTGTAACATATGTATTCTAGTATCTTCATATTCCTCTTCAAACGGAATTGCAATAAAATCTTTACATATCTGTCCAAGTATTGTAAAGAAACTCATAACCGCAGGAGTTTCATTGTAGTGCGATATATTCGCCGCTGACATTTGAAACTGTTGAACAATAGCCGGAAGGCTTTGTTTAAAAACGGCACTCACTTGTTTATAGTCTTCAAAGATTTCATTTTCATATTCTTCATCATATTCATCACTCATATTTTCACCTTCTTTTCTGAATTTAAAGTATTTAGAATGCGAGAGGCTAATACTAAGCCAATGCCTTCAAGGAACTGTAATTCCTCTTCTGTTTGTTCTCCTATTTCCATCACTGAACCAAACTCTTTAATAAGAAGTTTGGCTTTTTTGATAGATACTCCTTTAATACTTGTGAGAACATCAAGTCTTAAATCATCAGTAGTTACACGCTTGAATACTTCGGGGCGTATAACATCTCTTTTTATTGGTTTCATTTTACAAATTGCTGTAATTATCAATGAGGCTTCTTCTTCGGTTGGAGTCCAAAAAGCCTTTACATCAGTATCTAATGTAATTCTACCTATTGCACCTAGAAATTTATTATTTAACATAATACTTCTAGCAGGTTCTTGTATGTTTGCCTTTGAGTATTTCTTCACATTGAATATGGCTTCCTCGATTGTGCCATAGATAATAACTACATTTGTCTTGTAGTGTCTATCCATATTATCTATTTGTGTCCAAAGTCTTTTACTTATTACAGAACCTAAAAAATCTGTTGTTGATTTGGCTTCAAAACAAACATCATCAAAAACATAATCTCCTATTTCAAGCCACTTCTTTTCCGTTTGGATATTAAGTGCTTTCGCCTTACTCTCAACTAATTTTACTAGTTTCGAGCCTTCTTTTTCTCTACTATCTATAATTAACATATTAGTCCTCCTTATCTAAAAAGGTCGGGTATCGCCAACACTTCCCCACACAATACCCATCGGGGATTAGCACAGTCTTACAGAATGGTGTTTTATAATTACCAAACACTGTAAATCGAGCGTGTTTTCTTGTTTCGTATTCATTCCAGTCTAGCCATATTCCTTCATTAGTTTCTACTAGGTTTTTTATTTCTTCTACTATAATTTCTAAAACTTGTTGCTTTTGTTCTGTCGTTGTTAATTTTCTTCTTTGCGTCAATAAATCTCTATACCATGAAACGAGGTATGCTCTCGCCATATGTGAAGGATTCTCTACCATAATAGCATTGTGTAAACATGGCAACATTGGCAATTTACCCGTATGCTTAGGCACAGAAACCTCGCCTCCAACCTCTTCAATGGGGGGTGCATCGGGAAACTTGGCCTTGTTTTTACCACCCTTACGGAAGGGGATAAGGCGCATGTTTGATGCTAAAGAAAGTATTTCGCTTATGTCTTTAGAAAGGTCTTCTTCTAGCAAAGGGATGCAATAATACGGATTACCGTTACTATCAGCAGAAGCCATATTTACAGTATTGGGAACTCTTCTTAGTCGGGTCTTTTGACCCACTCTATCATCAAGAGTAATGTCATCACCCACCTTTGAAATTAAATACTTTTTAATTTCCCTAAAGAAATATTGAATACTTCTCATGTCTTCTACCAATTCACCAAAAATAAACATATGAAAACCCCGACCTGAGAAAAATAAAGTATATTCAAATTCTTGTTCTAATACCAATTCCATTATTACTTTAACATCCCTAAATGCTTTTTCGATTCTTTCTCCATGTGCGTCAAAGTCAAGAAAAATTCTATCTAGTATTACAGAAGAATCTATTTTTGCAGTTTCTGAAAAATGCTCGAAATCATATACTGTTGTATATACATTAGTTCTATTGTTTTGTGCATTGACAAAATTAATGTATTCAATCTTCGATAAGACTACTCTTCTTTTCATTTGTGGTGCGTTCTTTATGTGGCTTCCCGCCCATACTTCCCTCGGATATTTCATTTTTATTCCCTCCAAAATCTACGGTTGCTGTATCTAGCATTTCTCTAATTACTCCGGCTATTTCACCAGATAGTTTTATTTTTATAGCCTGTCTCATTACATCTTCAAATGTGTGTCCAACAAACCCTTCATTTATTTTAACTTCTCTAACTAAGTTAAATCTTTCACTTAGTTTAGACTCGTTATATATCTCGCTACAAAGAACATCTATTGTCTTTTTGAGATTAGATATTTCCGAGAATGTCCAAGACCTTGCTAATACTTTCAGTTTAATCATTTCGTTGTCCATTTATCACACCTTCATATCTATTTAGTAATGCTCTCGCATATCCCAATGTATCTTCATCGTATTTACCTAAGTGAGATAGAATAGTTATTGCATCAAAGGCTATTTTTTGCATATCATCCATAATATCACACCCATGTATCTTCTTGTGCGGCATCACATATTCCAAAGAAACTACAAAAAGAACAGGTCTTATAATAAAACTTAGTCGGAAACTGTTTCATTTCATACGCTCTAAGAAGTTTAGCAATACCAAACATAACAGAAGTCATAGAACGAGTCTTAACAGGTTGAGCAAAGACATAGTTTGAAACAGGATAATACCAACCCCAATGAGTAACAGGCACATTAGGGCGTAGGCCGTTCTTAATCAAGACTTCATCATCAGCATTTTCAATTAGCAATTGATAAAACGCCATTTCTTTCCTCATATCACCGGCCTTGTAATCCTTCCACGGCCCAGTTTTGAACTCAAAGGGAACATATCCCCCATCTTCCATAAATATTCTATCAATGATTCCTTGAATATGAATCTTATAATCACGCTGTAAAGTAAACGGTTGGTAATTAAGTGAGGCATCACCCTTGTATGGGCCTTTAGGTATAACTATTTCAGCATCAAACTTTCCTTCGTTACATACAGGTAAGTATTCATCAGTCTTATTTTCTGCTCTTGCTTGTAAATATCGGTTTGTTTCAAACGATGCTATGTTTAATGAAATATCATAGTATTCATCAATAGGTGTTATTCCTGTTATGTATTCCCCCACCTCATCAGCAGTCATTGAATCTACTTTCTTAATATCAAACTCGTTAAAATAGTCTTCTCTATGATTGTGAAGCACAGTTCCTTTACGCATAGCCTCGCTTTGGTCTTGTGGCAATCGTTGAATGTATGAAAAGTCATACTTTTTATTACACCAACCAAAAGAACCAAGCGAAGACTTGGTTATTTTTAATATTGGCATAGACGGGTCATCGTAATTCTCCGGCTTCCAGTCATAGGTATATTCGCTCATAGCGGAAATTACCGCATTATATTTTTCATCTTGTTCCATGTTAAAACCAATCCTCTAATTTTGTTTGTAATTTTCCTGTTCTTATACTTGATAAGTCCCAATCCATCGCTCGATAAATTGGTTCGGCCTTTTTCAAGACCTGTTGTGCGTAGTGTTCCCAATCCGGCTCATAATCATTAAAGTCCTCATAGGTTGTGCCGGACATATACTCTACGACTTTTTCTTCCTTAGTCAATGGGTTTATGAAGGTATCGTTATGCTTTACCTTCATAAATAAATATGAATCATCAAAACTCATATCATGTTTTTGTTTAGCGTAAAGAACCCCTGCAATTCCTGACCCAACACTAGGTCTTTTATTTTGTAATGTAACAAATTGTCTTGTATCTGTTCCACATTTTAGACACCACTTAATATCTAAACATTCATGCAAGTTATACTTAGAATTGCATTCGTTACACTTAACGCTAAATCTTTCACTTTTTAACCGACTTCTCTTAATTAGAGAAGATACGGGTATCTCTCCTTTCAATACAGAAGAATATAAGTTAAATAACCTAATATTTATTCTGCCCAACGGTTCTTGATTTACCCATTGTTTTAGTGCGCTCGTTTGAATTTCTTTCGCAAAGGGAGTTTCGCTTACCCTTTTAGCAGTAAAGCCAGTCATAGTAAACTTGGGTTCTTTTAACCATTCTCCATCATCCCAAGTAATCATACCTGCATTTCTATTTTTAGTTGTTCCAACGCCCAATGCCGAATAGTATTTCTCGAATTCTAATACAACGGGGTGTTGTTCAAGTTGCATTACATTAGGAAAGTGTTCTCTCACTGATGCTTCTATTTCTTTAATTGCTACTTGTGCTTCTTCTACTGAATCTATTTGAACATAGATTGAATCAGTGTGTCCATATACTACCTTCATACATAATCATCCCAAAAATTTTTCTTTTTATTGTAGGGGTTTTCACCAAACATTTCTTTAAGTCTCTTTTCTTCTTGTTCATCAACTTTCCAGTAAATATTGTATCTTCTTTCCCAGTCTATTCTCTTTTGTTCCCTAATGTATTCTTTAATAAAATAAACAATTTTCTCGATGTTTTTTCTCATCTAATCATCCCAAATAATATGTAAACTTGGCCGCAGGTGCGTCATGTTGTTCTTGTAATTCTTGAATTGCCTTATACATCTTAGTAAGTGCCTTATTGTCTTTATACAATTCAGCCAATTCGTCTTCTAGCATCTTAATTTTCTTTTTCATTTCTTTCAATTCGTTCATATTACCACCGTAATTATTGTTATAATGGTCGCTATGTTCACGATATTTACCATCATCAATATCTTATTACTTCTTGCTATCATAGCCAGCAATTCTTCTAATAACTCATTCGTTCTGTCCATCATCATAATTGACACCCTGCTCAACTTCTAAAATAATAGCATGACGCTTCAAGTTATTCATCATTTGAAATATTTCTTTTATTTCTTGCATGGTAATATCCCATGTTTCTTCTGTATCATACGATACTTTAACTGTTACTATTTTTGTTCTCATGTTATTTCCTCCAATATATATTATATTCTTTATTTCTTTGCTTGATACAAATTCTACTTAAGTATGAACCCACTGAATATACACTCGTTATGTAGTTTGAATTAGGTCTATCCCTAAGTATCTTTTCATATATTTCTCTAGCAGTAAATGGTTCTTCTTGACCCACTATTGCTTTATCAATCCATCCTCTCATTCTAGAATTCATTTTAGTCATATTCTTTTCCTCCTATATGTCATTGGGCCAATCCTATAACCATGCCTTCTACAATAAGATGCAAGTTGGGTATTACTTCCAATAATAAGACTATTACCTTTTTTGGATATAATATTATCTCTTACTTCTTCTACTGTAAATGTTGTATTAAGGCTATTGATTGATTCCATGACCCACTTTTCTATTAATTTCATTTTGATTCCTCCTTCTTTCTTCTGTATCTGTGTGACTTTTCAATGCTGAACAAGTATTGCCTCTGTTGCTTCATAGTCATACTCGTTGTATGAAAACCCAAACAATACTCGCAGTAATAATAATTTAACTTAATACCTTCTTTTCTCTTCTCCATTACAAGTCCATGAACCTTATTAGCATCAGGATAAATTATTTTACCACATCTTTCAGTTATGTCACAAATTGTTTCTTTCTTTTCCTTCTCCATTTTTTTTCTCTCCTTCACATAATTTACAATGGTGCTTTCCTTCAAATTGAGGGTTGTGTGCTAATGGTTTTTTACATTTCATATTTTCATCTCCTTTGCTTTGAATGCTGCTAATCTAATTGCTTCTCTTGCACTTGCAGTAATACTTGCGGCCAAATTAACATCAGCCCAACCAAATCCTTGAAATGCAACAATGCCATAAAAAGATGCCATTAAACGCTTTACAGCCATTTGATTGTTATTCCACTTAACTACTTCCGAATCGTTTCCTGCTTCTCTCGCATCTCTCATAAGACGCTTATATTCATTTCGCAACTCTTTCAATTCGAGAACTGCTCTTGGCAATAAGCCCAATTTATCTGTTTTGTAATACAACATGTGCTTTCTTGTTACAGGGCTAAAGTCTCTTGGAGTAGCGATATTAACTGCAAACTCCGTAGGTTCTTCGCTTTTAGTTTCAAAAGAAATATTGCGAGCAATCATCATTGATGGATAAAGACCGGCAAAATCAAAGGCGGCTACATTCAAATGTAATCCGTTTGTTCCTTCACTAAGCGGGTCGTAAATCATAGCACCGTCATAAGTTTCTCTTTTATCCACTTTACTTCCAGTCTTACAAATCCAATCAGCATTACGCATAAAGTAAATAGAACCCATGTGACTCGCATAAAAACACGCTTCAAACGGTGCAACAAGTAATCGTTGTAGTGCAATAATCGCTTCACTACAAAAGTTTGTTTCATCTATTCTCACAAGTAACTCAACATCTATTAAAGCATATTTCAAATAGGCTTCTGTATCTTCAAGCCAACCTCTACGGTAAAACTCATTCGGGTCTTCAAAAATAGTTTCCTTTGATTTACCTTCACCGAATAATGTTTGAGATACAAACTCAAGACTCATTGATGGCAATGTTCCTCTTTGTGAATCATTCCATTGTCGCTCAAAGGCAAGGTCTAAATTGAGGGTTATGCGACCCCCTAATGGCTGTTGTATAGGAGAGAATCCACTTTCACCCTTACTGAAAGTAAAGCCGTTGCCGGTCTTTTTAACCCCGTCTATGCGGTTAATTGGAGACATACGCATAGGGTTGATACCCAATGCACAACACCTTTCAAGTAATTTAGGCAAATCGAATTTAAGGCCAAACCATGCTATTAACATATCGGGGTCTTTATCTATCATAACATTGATAAATGATTCAATCATATCTTTTTCACTACTAAACCATTTAGTTTCAAATTCATGGATAGATTTACCCGAAATCCCATAGGGAGTAATATTAGGTTCTAATCCTTTAGGAAACCAAACCCATTGGTAATACTTCTCATCATAATTATCATACATTACAATAGTAGTAATCTTATCATGGTGTTCTCCGCCTTGTTGCCATTCCATATCCCAATACCACTTTCGCAGTTTAAATTCAGGTAGTTCATTTAACTTATCAATAGCATATCTAAATCCAAAAGGCACATCTGCTTCATATGTTTTATTCCACATTTTACGAGCCTTGTAAATATCCGTTGCTTGTTCAACAATAACTTTCTTCAAAGGACTTTCCTTGAAGAGAAACCCAATCCTCCTTTCTCATACTTGAAAGAACGAGAAATGTATTTGTTCACTGTATAGTTTTCAAATTCAAACTCATCATCCTCAATAAAGAAGTATGGCTCATGTGCTTCAAGTTTAAACTTTCTTTCTCCGTTTTCTCTCCATGCTGTGTAAATATGCTTTTCATCTATACATTTACTAATTATCATTTTAATTTCCTCCCGAATACGGGGCTTTTAATATCATTCTGTTATTGGCTACAATAATTAAAGGGAATTCATCTTTCACATAAAAGTTAAGAGTCTGTCCTTTTTCAAAGAAGTTATGTAGCGGGCCTGAATATTCAAGCGTTGCGTCTTCTCCTATCGCTGATGCTAATTGAATTGTTTGTTCATATTGGTTTGAAGCGTTTGCTCTACTTGAAAAGGTTACATTACCACCGAGATAGTTTAGTTTGTAAACTCCACTCTTAACTAATTCACAAAGACTTATTGCTTCATTAAAAATATCACTATTTAATTGAAATGCCCCTTCAAAAGTTTTTGAGCCAAAAGACCAAAGTTTGTCTAATGCTTCTTCATATGAAATGTGCTTTACCATTTCTCTAATACGAGAGATAGCATCCATGTTTGGGTGATTAACCACCATAGGTAGAGAAGCCTTCTTTGTTCCAGAAGTTAATTTCAAAAAGTCTCCACTCTCAAAGAATACACTTTCACCAAACTTTTTCAAGTAAGGAATAATAAAATTAGCATCACCAATAAAAGAACCATTCGTTACGCCTTCTACGGTTAATGTAATATTCATTCCAAATGTAGCATCCCCGTTCCAAATCTCCAAAGAATTATCATTAAGTGTCATGTAAAAGTAAGAACCCATCTTAGATGAGCCAAGTCCTCCATTACCGAGATACTTTCCTTTTCCTTGAATGTCTGTTAATGCTTTCTCCATTTGTTTGTTATTTACAACAAACTTCAAACCTTTCCCTCCCTTAATTCAGGAACACCGTTCCATTGAATATTAGGGGGAGTTCCTTCTCGCACAGTCCATTTCTTTCCGACTAAATTACCATTGGTTCTTGAACCAATCAATTCAGCACTGAAATGTAATTCATTCTTGACCTTCTTCTTTGAGCAGTAAATCTCTTGTTCCAGTTTTCCGCCCCAATCTTTCCAAGCAGGTTGCACACCAACAGGGGTATTATCAACATACTTTTCTGTTTCGTGAGTAATGTAAATTACATCACAATTCAATTGGTAAATTGCTTCCAATAGGAAATAGAAAGTCTTGTTTCTATTACCATACTGAAACGGCATAATCTTTGTCACAACTCTTGGGTTAGGATTAACCTTTAGAATACAACTATCAAGCCAAGTATCAACACCATCCATAACGAATACAATGTCTTCACCTGCTTCCATTTGTTCTTTAGCAAAGTTAATGAAGTCGAGAGAGTTTTGTTCGCTCTTATCTATATCCATAATGTTATCCTTTCGCATTACAATTGGACAATATACATTGATTCGGTCTGTTGCATCATGGTGTTCAAACCAAGTTGATTCAACGCCTCTATCCCAATCAAGAACATAAATGTTCTTATCGGGGAAGTCTAATGCAATTCCAGTCTTTCCGGTCTTGGGTTCTCCCCAAATACCTAATACCATTCGTGCTTTTCGTTGCGCTCTTTTTTGAGCCATCAATTCTTTAAAATTTGTTTTTTCTTTCTTAATCCCTAGCAAGCCAATCACCTATATCATTTTCATTTATATTTACATTTTTACCATTCGCTTGACACCATGCCTTGATGATGCCGAGTAATTCTTTCTTCGATGAACAGACAAACCTTGTTTCTTTTTCTCCAATGTGAAACTTAACAAAGTATGTTTCTGCTATCTTATCATTTTCATTCCAAGTTAGAAAATCAACCTTTTGCAAATCTGCAATATAACTTTCTCCCTTTAGAATGAATCTATCTTCTATAATATCATTCATTTATTTTTCCTCCTTTAAGGAATGGGCTTTGCACCCATTTTGGCCTACATTCATTGGTGTAAGACTACACACGCACTTTACTATTTAAATATCAAAACCAATCAAATGATTCTTCAACCGGCGCATCTACTTCAACAGGCGCACCACGCTTTTCAGTTACAAGAACAGAAGAAACATTGATAGTTACAGGGTCAGCAACTCCATCAATCAATCGTTGTGATGTTCGACCAACAACAATTACAGTAGAACCAATACCAAAGTCAATATTTAGATGTTCGGGAATCCAACAAGTAGTCATGTTTGATTCATTATCATAATCGAATTCAGCATTCAAGTCTGTAATATTTAGAATGCGATTACCATTTGAAGTCGGCATCATATTCATATTACAAACTGTTCCACCAGTAATAACGAAACGGTCTTTGGCAGGTAGTGTTTGGCGAGTAATGTGCGCTCGGTCAATTTCTACCAATTCAACCATATGACTTTCAAAGTTTTCATTAAGAACACTTAACCATTCTACTTCTCCCATATCTCGATAATCTGAGTTATCGGGGTCTAAGTCAGCATTACGGATAAGACTGTCTTTTGTTGTCATTGTCATACCATATAGATTACTACCATCTTCGGAAGGAATCGCTACAAAGTGAACAAAGTCATAACAATCGGGAGTAAATGCTACTCCACCATCATTCTTATATGAAAAGGTATATCGCTTCATATCAGCACCATCTACACTTCCGTAGAAAATACCTGTTCTTCGCATTTGTTCCAAAGGCAAAGGCTTACCGTAACTTCGGTTTTCTCCGCCATTCATGTATGTTTTAGTATTATCCAAAGGAATAACCATTACACCATCCGGCATTTCTTCTGCACCGGCGGGTAAATCAGCGACCATTCGCTCTTGATATTCACCATTATGATAACGGCTAATCATCCACTTACCTAAAGCATTCTTTGTAGGCAACTGCTACATGTCCTTCATTCAAAGCATTATCCGAATCACGGTTGTATTCTTCTTTTGCTTTATTACGATTCCAAGACATCATATCTCTTGGTGCTTCTAAGGCAACAAAAACACCAAAGCATTTCTTTACTAAAGAATTGCTTCCGGTAGATTTCGGAGATTCACCTTGTTTTGCTCGTCGAACAACTTGTGCCGCATATGAACGCCATAGACCTAAGCCTAAATCGTCATTTACTTCCATGTTATTATCGGAACAAATTTCCGTATATTTTTCAGTTGCTTCCTCTACCGTCATTTTCAGGTATTGTGCGCTCTTTTCTATTTCTGCTTGCATTTTTTCGCTTAACATATTTTCACTTCCTTCTTCATATTAATTGTCCAACCATCCATGATAGTAATACTTTCGGAGTCATGGTAGTTGAACGGTATTCGCTTTCTCCGACTGTTCTTAACAGTTTATACTTGGTAGCATTATCCAAGCCATCCGAAGCAATAACAGCATTATGCAAACCTAAACAGATTTGTTTAACGCTTCTACCTTCATAGATTATGTTATGAAGGGTTGCTAGTGCTTTGTTTGGATTTTTATTTAAATTTCGATTAATATTTCATTGTATTCTTTGTGAGACGATTCTATTTGTTTCGATAAAGAGAAGCCGGAAGACTTAGCCGCCTGTATCTCGGTTATCGCTCTACGCAAGTCTCCATCTACCTCATATATGAAGGTTGCTAATTCATCATCTGCAAATACAGTTACTTGCTCTTTTTGAAGCATTGATTTGATTACACCAAGAATGACTTCATTAGTAAGTGGCTTAAAATGATAATTAGCACACCGACTTTGTAGCGGGTGAATAATCTTACTTCGGTCATTACAAGTAATAATGAAACGAACATTATGTGCATATCTTTCCATAATGCGCTTCAATGCGCTTTGAGCATCAACCGTCATTCCTCCTAATTCATCCAGTAGAATTACTCGAAAAGGCACATCTCCAATTGTTCCACTTTGGGCTACATTCTTAATTGTTGTTCTTACAACTTCAAGTCGCCTATCATCGGAAGCATTTACTTCTACAAAGTTATCATTAAAACAATCACCTAAAATATCTCTCGCTAATGCAATTCCAGATGCAGTTTTACCTGTTCCTGCATTACCAAACAATAATACATTTGGCATATTTCTTTCTTCAATCCAAGTAGCGGCATCCATTACAAAATGTTCTTGCCCTACAATATCTCCTATCTTCTTTGGTCTATATTTTTCTGTCCATAACATATTTATTCCACCTTTAATTCCCAAATTACCTGCTTCGTTTCTTTACAAAAGCCTTCTTTATTTGCAACACTTCGCATAATGTTACACAATTGGTTCATAGTAGGTGCATCTAAACGCCTATTAGAACGCTTAACTTTCTTATATCCAATTATTTCACCATTTACAGTAATCTTTCTTGTTCCTCTAGTAGATTCGTCATCTTTCAACCTTGTCATAATTTGACCTGTTGTTTTTGGCCCTTCTTCTAGAATCGCTCTAATTCTTTTTTTATTATTTTTATTTCTACTCATAGGTAATCACCTAATGTTTTTTGCTGAACCCTTATTGGGTCAGTCTTTTTTCTTCTTCTCTTTTCTCCTAATCCAAGTATTCGACAATCGCCATTGTTAAGTTTAGTTTTAGCAAACTCTACAAACTCTTCGTCTTTCTTAAACTGCTTGAATAGTCGTTCTTCTCCACTTTTAATTCCCAACCTTTTGATTAGTTTAGGTTTCTGTGAATACTTGCCTCTCTTTGGCATTGATACTTGCCCGAATGTTTTACCACTATGGGTATATGCCAACATCTCATAAAAATAAGACAAGGGCCATCTACGCTTTACTACACTATCAATGAATACTATTTTGTTTGGGTGCATGTTTTCAACCAACCAAGAAAGCATTTGTGTATCGGATGGTTTATTATACTTCAATATTTTTGCCATCAAATCTCTATCGTTTCCTTTAGATACATTGAAACTAAACTGTAAGTGTCTTGTTCCATTGACAAAGGCTCGCAAGAGCGTGGTGCTATTTCTTGAATAGCATTTAGTAAATGTTTAGTTGAACCTGCTCTTTTGATTTGACACATACTCTTAATGTCTTTAGGCACTGACTTTTCGTTAATAGAAGTAATTATAACTTGCCCTCGATACTTTCTAAGAACATTGAGTATCTCATCTTTCTTCGGTTTAATGTGAATGTCCTCTATGATTATACCGTTTTCTATTGACATCGAACCTAATTCTCTAATATTCATTTCGTTAGCATAATACAATGCGGCATCCGGCAACCATTCTTTTGCTTTAGTTGTTTTTCCCGTTCCCGCTTTACCAGTTAAGAGTATCGGCCTTTTTATTTCCATTGTTGTAAATCCCATAATCAAACCCCTTTTAGTTCAAATAATTCTTCTAAGCCGTCTAGTTGCAAGTGTCTATCATTGGCTACAATATCTACTGCTTTCCTAAATACTACCCATTCATCCTTTGCATCCGGTAAAGTCTCAGGAATTAAAAGACATAATTTATACAAGTTTTTAATTCCACCAATCCTAAGAATTGGCTTAGGGCGGCTCTTATGTTCAGTCTCCTTATAGGTAGTGCCTATTTGGTGTTGTTCTAAACTTCGTTGAATCGCCAAAAGGAACTCAGCGTTTGCTCGAAGATTTACCCTAAGCCTAACTCTATAACCAATTTGTGACTTATCATTTCTATCTAAGTAAATATCAGTCTTAGACATACCGAGAATAATACCAATCAACATATCTTTACTAAACACACTTATTCCTCCTTCTTTGCATATTCGTTCTGTGTGGGCCAATAGCCACGAACTTGCATATTAGTCTCCAACCAATAAATATCTCCTGCTTGGATTGTTTTTGCACCTCTACGCATAGCATTATGTTGTGCATTGATAATGGCATTACGGATTCCTGTATCTGCCCATTCAGATAATAGTCGTATTGCTGAATTACTAATAGGCATTTCTACTTCTTCCTTTGCAACTTTCCTTACACTAATTTTAGTTTTTACTTTAAACTCTTCCACTGGTTCAGGTTCAGGTGTAATAAAAACGCCATTCTCAAAATACGGAACTAATACTGCTTTCATTTTCTTTGGTCTTCCCTGCGTAGTAGTTATGTCTTTTAAGTGTGCATATCCTTCCGTGTCAATTTTAACACAAGAATATGTCTTAAAATCTATTACTGTTAATCCTCCTACTTCTATCATATTAATCTCTCCACATCTTCAATCGTGTTTATGTCTGCTACAAACTTATCATTTCTAATTCGTTTCATTCTAGGGAATCGCAAACCTATATTTCCCTTTGCATCTCGGCTAATTAAATCAGCCTTAACTTCCAAAACAATTCGAGGAAGGAATACATACCTTCCATCATTGTAAGACTCTACAACCTTACGCAACTGATTAGTTAAACTAATCAAATCGCTATCAGTAAACCCACTACCAATAGAACCAATGTTAGTAAATCCACTTTCGGACTTAACGCCCATCTCAAAAGTTCCGAATACATTTGCTCTACGACCTTCTCCGTAAGAAGCCGCAAGAATAACAACATCTAATTCAATTTGAGGCGGTTTGTATTTAGCCCAACCTGTGCTTCTTTTACCTGCTTCATATGG